ATAATATTTTGGAAAATTAATATCGATTGCTTCAAGTTCTTCAATAGTTGTACAAGTATTTATCTCCACTTCTTTATCGTTCGCGTAAGCAACGTATGACGTGCCGCGATCTGCAAGATGAGAAGAAATATTTTGTGCAACCGCTTGATCTAAAATAACGTAACCCTCGCGTCTATTTTGACCTTCGATAATTGTGCAGCTATATTTTATAATGCTGCCCAATGATGCGCCAAAGATAATCGTGTTAGGCTCGGTTAATTGAATGCCAGTAGCTTCAACACTAAATTCAAAATAAACTTTGTTTTCTTCGATTTCAGGCTTATCCCATTCGTAAGCTTTGCAAGCGGCGTAAGGTTTTCCCAAAGCTACGTTTCGATTGGCTTTTAATTGGGTTATTTTAGTTGTTTTGGCTTGCTCTAACAAAACACTAGTAGGCGTTACATATTCTTGATAAACTCCGTCAATAACACACATTTGCTTTGAGCTGTCTTGTGCGTCATCTTCAATTTCAATAAATGGTTCAGGGATAGAAGCATAATTGATTGAATCAGGATAATAACCTTTTACTAAAGTTGTTTCTGTATCGTAATGTACTTTTATTGTCATTTTTTGTAGTGAGTTTAATTAATATCCGATTGCAAGCCAAGCAGCTCCTGTATTCCCAGCGTTTCCCAAAGATCCATTATTTATTCTTAATACGGAATTTGAGACTTTTGTTGTTCCAAGCGCATTGCCATCACCAGAATAAGCCGCTGCTGCTGGGCAACAAATTGCGATTAAAAAAGCTGTTGGAAAGGTGACGGGTAACGTAATATCTACGCTGCCACCAGCAGGGACAGCAGACGTGTAATTTCCAAGTTGCACAATCAATTTTTCAAAAATTCCATTACGTAATACTGGAATATAAATCGCTCCCGGATTAGCCAGAGTTGAATTTGAAAATAGTGAAGCTATTGCCGCTGCTGTGGCTGCTCTTGTAGTATCAGTTGCAGCGGCTAATTCTGCATTTGTTAATAACTCAACAAGACCAGCTAAAGAAGTAGATGCACTTTGCGAACCTACTACTGGGATATTCCCTGAAGAGTTTCCGACAACTCTTGCGGCTAAATCCGTAAGAGTGGCATTTAAAGCTTGCACACCTAAAAGGGTACGCATTGCCGCAGCAGTTGCTGTATTTACTAACTCCAGCCCAAGGGCGCTAAAAGCCGCCGCAGAAATATCCATTAAATTTCTCACTTCTAAATTATCTCCTGCGGCATTAACAATAACGGCTTTGCCTGCGTTTGCTAAATTGACGGGTATTTCTAACTCCGTAAGTTGAGAACTTTTTGGTAAAAGAATTGAACGTGCAATATTCTCTTTGAGTTGAAGAGCCAAAAGCGTGAGTTTATCTAAAGCTTGTTCAAATGATTTGCCAGAAAATTGAGACGTACCTTGGTTTTGAATAGATGTGTTTTGCTCAAAATCCATATTTCGTAAAAGCGAAATCCCAAACCCCGCAGTTACCGCGTTGACCAGCGTGATATGTCCCAAACCAGTATCCGCATCGAGGCTGACAGCATAGTCTGTAGTAAGTGTTAAAACTTCTTCGACTCCGTTGAGATTCAAAACGATGACTTGGAGGTCTTGCTCATCGAGAATTTTAAAGGTGAAAGCATACTCTACGGCAGAGCCGTTAGAGACGTAATCATTTCTTGAATTTTCATTTGTTACAGTCATGTTTTTAAAGAAAAATTTTATGATTCCTAAAAATTACTCACTTTTTTCTGAATCGTCAAGCAGTGAAAATAGCCCGCGTAAATAAAAAAGATTATTGTATGGCAACATTTTAATCGCCTTACGCTGGTCTGATTCTGTGTAATCACCATCACCTTTTATTTTACGAACCGTCGACGCCCCTAGATCTCCAAGGTCTTTAACCATGCCGATAGATGGGCCACCAGCACGACTGATTACGGCACTGCCGGGTTGGCGACTTGGCTCTCGGACTTCCAAAGCATTGCCGATCCCAACGCCCATTAAGTCGGCATAACCATTCACTTCCATAATAATTGGCAAAAGTCCTGAGCGATCTACCCCTTCGTAAAGCCAAACATTTGGGTCGTCAGAAATCTCTTCGCCTTTAGTTATTTTCTGAAGATAAGATACAAGCATCCCCATTGTAACCATAGAAACTATGCCTTGCAATACTGCGGCGTCAGCTTGTTGCAGCCCGCGAATTAAAATCTGTTGGTTTGCCGCAAGTAAAAATGATTTGAATTGCAGAAAAGTTTTACCGATTTCAGTGTGTATTAAAGTCGGCACTTCCCCAATACCCCTAGTTATAATCGAACTATCAATGTCTAAGTTTAAAGCGTTGGACATAGCATCTACTGCGTCGCGACTTGTCCATTTTTCAAGGTTAAGGATGGTCAGCCCATTTATTTTAGTAGAATGATCTTGTAATTCCCCCACAATCTGTCTGACATTTTTTTCGTCGATCCCTAATAAAGCTAAATAGGCTCTACTTTTTTTTGTAATTGGGCTTTTACTTAAATCAACATCTTTTAACCCCTGCCCTAATTCAAAGTATTGATCTTCATATAATTTTGCAAGCTTGACTACTTCTTCAGAAATTCTTTGCTGCGATATTACCGAAGCTATTTTTTTAGTCGCGTCTGTCCACACATTTAGTAAATTTAATTTACTCATGGTATCTACTAAAGAAATCGACAGATTTTCCAATTTAGATTTAGAAGAATATGGGTTGCCAAAATCGCTCCAGCTGCTTGCTCTTGAGTGTAAAATTGCCTCAGAAGCTTGCCCTATGAAAGCCGTGTCTTTTGAAGCTAATTTAAACCCTTTCAAGTTGGTAATCAAAGGCTTTAACCCAGTGTTTAAAAATCTGCCAAGCCCGTGCCTAAAAATTAAATGAACTGGGTCTATTAAAGACGCTTGGACTACTGAACCCATTTTTTGGACATACGCCATATTGCGTGAAGTTCTTGCGACAGTCGGCCAAAAAGAATCTGGTCTATCCACGCGTCCGTAATTCCCCCGCACAATGTTTTTTAAATCCATGAGTGTTTGTTTGACTTCGCGTTCTTGCTTATCTAAACGCAAACGATCTTTTTCAGTTGGCGATTTTGCGCGCAAAACGTCATATTCATCTGAAATTTCGGCTTGGACTTTTTCTAAATTTAAATCTCCAAACCTTTTTGAAAGCTCTATGTCAGTGCCTAAAATTCTAGTGTAATCACGAGCAAGTTTTTCTACGTTTTGAACCGTCCAAGGTTTTAAATCAGAATGTTTAATAAAATTTAAAGTGCGCTCTTTTGCGGGGCCTCTGACTCCAATTTTCATATCATAAGGCATTATCACCCCTTGATGTTCTATGTTGCGGAGTTTTCTTACAAGTTCGTTAGTGATTTCTTCGGCATATGTTATCGGGTCATCTCCAAGAACAGCGTCAAATTTAATTCGGCGTTCTGAAATTTTGCCGTCAATTTCAGCTAATCTTTTTTTCAAAACTGAAATTTCTTTTTTTAGCAAAATATCTTTAAAAGATTTGCCGCCGATCTGAGTTTCGCGCAGCGTTTTAGCGTCTTTAATTTTACCAATGTCAATACCGAAATCGCCGACTTGATTTAAAAATTCTTTTGCTTGTTGGATTTTATCCACATCATCTAAATCTTTTGCTGTGTAGCGAATATCCACGCCGTCGAGTTCATCTTCTAAAGCCGCTAAAAAATCCATAGTTTTTGGTGGCGCGTCGTACTCGGGAAAATACCCTTCGCGCCAAGCGTGGTCAATGATAGTCTTCATATCTGAATTAACTTTTTCGCCGTTAATGTCAGAAATTTTTTCTTTTGCAGTAACGCCATTTGGTTTTCTATTTCGCGCAGAAAAAAGAGCATTAACCCTGCCGGATTTATCAAAAATTCCTCCGCGCGAACGGATAAAATCAGTCAGATTTTTTGGCTTAGCTTCTTCTCGGATCGTTTTTGCTGCAGCTTTATATGAGTCTAAAATTCTAACTAGGTCCTCATCTTTTAAAGGAGTGTCGCCAGCGGCTTGCGAAAATAAAGTCTCTGATCTTCTCTCGGCTTTACCTTTAGCTTTTGCCGCAAGTTCGTTTTGATCTTTTATATCTCCAAGTTCTTTTTCTAAAATTTTTATTTGGTTAAAAGTTGCTTGAGATTTTGCAGTTAAAGACGCTTGCCGATCAGCGTGATCTTTTTGGATTTTCGGTATCAAATTTTCTTCAACTTGTTTTGCTATAAACTTGCGAAACTCTGGCTCTTGTGCAATTATCTTATTTCGGTCATACTGGATCATCAAGTAGCTGGTGGCATTTTCGATCGAAACATCTTCGTCAAAAATTCCAGCCTCAATCCCTTTTTTTCTAATTGGTTCAAAAACATTTTTACGATAAGATTTAGCAGTGGCTTCCACTTCCGGTATCTCATGAACGTCGCCGCTGATTAAAGCACCATAAACCTTAGAGTTAAATTCATCATGGCGCAGCATAGTTGCTTTGATATTGAATGGAGCGGTGAATTTATTTTTGCCTTGCTGTTCTAAAAGACCGTCGCTGAATTTTTTATAATTTGTCCGACCCTCTTTTATGGCGCGAGCCAAACCCGCGTCGTAAAGCTTCAACGCGTTTTCGGTAGAAATAGCGTTAGCGATGCCGCCTTCAATATTCTTATTGGTGAACATATTATTTTTAACCAAGCCCTGCATGGCGCGTTTGCCAAGCACTCCATCAGTGTTTAAGATTTCCTGAATCGGGCTTAGTTTCCTAGAGAAAAATGCAACTGCTCCAGCAATCTTACCTTTACCTGCATAAAGTGCTTCGTCTTGGGCAGAAGTTCTTTGACTACGTGGGATCGGAGACCGCATCGCCCCAACGCTGCCTTGCATAAACTCCCCGTCTCTCTCGCTTTGTAGTAAATCCCCTTTTTCGTTGAAACCAAAAACGGGTCCTTCGTCTTGAATATTTTTTTGAGTTTCTAAAGCCAATTTATCAAATTTTTCTTTAGAAAGTAAGCTTGCAGCCCCACCGAGAATGCCCGATAGAACTGTACCCGCAGCGATATTTACTGTAGACTCTTTGGCAGTTCTTGTAATCTGATCGGCTTGAAGGGCTGCTTCAGAAACACTTGTCGAAAGAAAACCAGCGGCTGCGGTTTTACCCGCACCTGCGAAAAATTTACCAGCTTTCACGGCTCTATAGGCTTGTCCTCCGATTGGTAGAAAGTTGACTGGATCTAGCGGTAAAGTTAAAACCCCAGCCACTAAACTAGCTGCTATGGAAGATGAAGCCAGCGTGTCCCGCACTGCATTTTCTCTATCAATCTTACGCTTAAGTCGAATGGTGTCTTCAGGTCCATTGGCATCTAAAAAGTACTCCCAATGCTGTTCATATTCAGTGCCTTTAATCTCAGGGTATGCGTTGTAATTTGGGTTCTCTTTTTCCACTAAATACTCGCCGTTAAGCAATTTTGCCGCGTAGTTTGCCACTGGTGTATCTAGTAAAGCTGCGCCAAGAGTTTCGATAAACGGAATTTTTTCAGGCGCTGGTGGGTTAGCTCTTTCGGTCAACATTTTTTGAGTGTTGACAATTCTGTTATATACTTTTTCCGAATCCCCAAATAGTGCCTTTTGCAACACGACTCTTGACGGTGTTTGGGAGTTTGGTGTTAAGTCACCACTCAAAAAATTATCGTTATCTTGCGAGGTTTCTAAATTATCTACTTTTACTGAATCAAGTTCTTGAAAATTTTTAGTCATTATTTAAAAGCCTCCCCGCCGATTAAACTCGCTGCTCGAACTTTGCTAGGAGAAAGTTTTAACTTAGCTTCTTCTCTTTGCTTTGCTTTTTGATAAAGTCCTTCAGCATAAACTTCTGGGGTTACACTTAAAGCTTTCCTTGCTGAATAAGACTTTGCATATTCTTCAGTCTTTGTGAAATCTGGTGTAAAGCGAAGGGGTTGATTGTCCTTACCTAAAATCACTTCTTTGAGACCAAATTCATCTACTGATCGAGAAATTAAATAGCTTGGGAAACCTGTGGAAACTGAATCTGGGTCAACTACTAATTCAATTTGAGAATTAATTTCTTCGGGGGTTTTACCTGCAAAAAAATTAGGACGCTCAAGTTTGTCAGCAATAAATACGCCTTCACCGAGAGCCGATGTTTTCACACCACTCTTAAATCTTTGCCCTTCAAATTTAGAAACCCGTTTTGCGTATCTTGCAGCGTCTGCTTCGGTTTCAAAAACCCCTAGATTCTGCCCAGTTTTTTGATAGTACCGAATAGCTTCTGCGTTGGTCATGCGTTTACCATCTTGGATAGTTGGAATCAAAACTATGTTGCCGTCTTGTTCAATTGAAATGCTCTTTAAAGGCGAAATAGTTCCGTCTTCATTTTTTAGCGGAATTCTTTTTGACAAGTCAATGTTACCGCGTTCGATTAAGCCTAAAGGCTGAGATTCAATATCAGGTTTACCTGAAAGAGTATCAAGTAATTGGGATTTAATCCATTTGGTTGAAGATCCATATGGGTACATGGCTTCTGGAGCATATTTTTGCAGTTTAGGTTTTCCTCCGATGTCTGTCATTTTCCATTGCGATTTTATGACTGATGCGGCATGCGCCGTAGCGTCTTCGTAGCTCGCCCCCGTATTCATGTAGAACTCTTTGGTCAAATACTCGTATTGACCAATAAGAGCGTCAGGAACTTCAGCGGACTTGCGACTCCAAGGTATGTCGGAGATTTCATTTTTTAAATTTTCGATACTCTTTTCGCGCAATTGTCTAGTGTTGTCCATTTGAAAAGTCTGCTCTCGTCTAGTACGTTCTAAATCTTTATTTTCTTTCAAATTCTGTTCTGAAAAAAGTACAGCTTGTTCTGGCGATATTCCAGCCTCAATGCTTCGGTTAATGCTTAACGCCTGCACTTGGACAGTTTGTGGGAAAGCTGAGATTGCACGCGGGTTCTTCATAATTAATTGAGAAACTATTTCAGCCGCTTTAACTTTTTGTTGCACATTCCCCGCAAATAAATTCCCAGAGACTCCTGATACTAATTGGGCTGGTACAATGCCAGTCCGCGCAGAAAGCTCAATAGCTTGGGCTTGTAGATTTGGGTCGTTAGATTTAATCATGCGACTAAACGCTCCATTCACTAATGCTTTATCTTTAGCGTTGTTTGGATCCGCGAAAGCTGAACCATCAAGATAAGCATTTAATGCCATTCTTTGGGCGGTTTCAGCATCTCTTGCCGCGCTAATCCTTTTAAGTTTATCTTGGTAACTGTCAATAAAGTTGTAGTCTATGTAGCGAGAAGCTAACCCAGTTTTTAAAGTGGATTCAATCTCTTTTTGGAGTTGCCCGATTTTAGCCGAGTTGTAAGTTTTTCCTAACTCCTCTCCGATTTTATCTAGTTTAGTTGTGATAACATGTTGACCGTACTCAGCTTCTTTCGTTAATTGGTAACGGTTAAATTTATCTTTAAGCTGAACGGCTTGCGTGTTGGCGCTACGCATAGCTAAGTCTTTTACCACTGGGTCTTGCTCATTTGCCAATAGCTCTTCAATTTTTTTCTGACGCGCAACTTGTAACTTATCTGACATGCCTTGAAATGCACTCGGTGTCGAAGGCATTTGCTGCGCTTGCAGTTCAAAATCATTATCAATGCCTTGAATCTGTGTTGAGTAATCCATGGCTTTTGCAGATTGCAAAGCTTGAGTCCTGCGGGTTTCAAAAGCCATTCGCTCTGCTGAAACTTGCATTCCGACTTGACCTAACTCGGAAATGGCGTTGCCGATCGCAGTAGGGTTGATTGGGGCTACCGATGTCGGGGTTGCTTGAGGTGCTACTCTTGCCCCCGGTGAAAGTGGAATTGCTACCATTATTGACCCCCCGAATTTGCGCCTAAGACAGTTCTAAAAGTAGGGTTTTGTGACTGTTTATATGACCCGTAAGCTTTACCCGCAGATCCTACCGCGCCAATAATGCTTGAAGTAAGTGCATTGCGACCCGCTTTTTTAGTTTCTTTTGCTGCGGAACGCAATTGAGAAACTTTTTGAGCAGTATTACTACGAATATTCGCTATTTCTGTTTCTTTATCCCGGATAGTTTGGTCAAGAATTAGCAAAGGTGAGCCTTCTAATTCGCGACCAGAAGCTGCAAAACTTAATTTTTGCTCACCTAAAAGAGTGTCAAAATCTCGCGCAGTTTGCATTTCTTGAAACGCTCCTGCGGCTTGTTCAGCGTCGGCTTGGTTGTCATAAATGCCAGCTTGTTTCTTTGCTGTTTTGTTTGCCCCGATGCCTGAATAAATCCCCCCGCCAACTGACATCGCTGCGGAAGCTATCATTACTGTTTCAACGCCCATATCTTTAATTATCGTAAAATTTTGCGTAAAAAAACAAATCGGTTTTATCCGCTTTAACTTGTTTCAAAATTGATTCTTTTTTAAAGCCTAAAAACTCAATCCATTTAACAAATTCAGGCTCGATCGTAGTTTGAATCCGGTGCAGTTTAAAATCCTTTGCGTGTTTTTCAAGCAAATGTTTTATCGTTTTGCAAGTGAATATTTTATGTGTGTCACAATATATGCTTGGCACTACCCATACATGCCCGACTCCCGCATTAACTCGCTTTAACCCACAACTAAAAATAACTCTATCGTCGATCAAACACGTAACGCCCTTCTCGCCGCTGTCTTCATAGATAAAAATTTCGTTTTTTAGCTCCGCCAAACTCGAATATTTAATTTTATGGTTAATTAAATCCACGTGGTCGATGGCGAAAGGGATTATTTTTACGTTAAGCATTTACTTCAATGTTAGTGGTTAGTGTCTTGATGTGCATAGGTTGAGGTTCGTTTTGCACAATGTCAAAAACTGGTAATCTATCGGAGTCACCGCTTATGTTTAGTTGTTTAAACCCGCTAAAAAGTGGCACGCTTTTATTAATCGCGTCGTATTGAGACCGCATTAACACATCTCCTGCTAAAGCCTTTCTTTCACCTACTTCAATTGAGCCTCCGCGAGTTTCATAAAATAGCGCGTAACCCAGCCCTATTTTTTTCATTTTATTGTGCGCCGAATTTACGCCAGATGGAGCTACAAAACCTGTATCAACCACCATGGGGCGAATTCTAGAAATAAAGTTTAAGCCTACGTGGACTACTACCCCAGCTAAAGACCCTTCGGCAAAAGTTACGGCTCCCCCTTCGACATTCACGGCTGGTAAAGTCGCGCCATCTGCAAAAACATCGACGGTCTCACCTTCAAGATGGTCTAAGCCTGTAACTGTAAGAACTGCTACCCCCCAAGTGTTTGCAGATAAAGAAATAGCTGAAAAATCTTCAATAATTTTTATTGTTACCTGTGTTGCGCTAGTGTACGCAACAATCTCCGCGCGACCTTGAAGCCCGCCTAACTCGTGAATAAAGTTACCCACATCATTTGCGGCAAAAACTGAGGCCCCCGCAATTGCAGTCACGCTCAATCCAGTTATCGCGGATAGCGTTAATGCAGTAGTTTTTGTGCCGTTGTAGGTCAGCCCTGAATCAACGTAGAAACATTCGGCGTCAGTGTTACTTAGCGTCAAATCGATTGTTTCAATAAATCTTTTTATTGCGCCGTTGACATTTCGTTTTACCGCTAAATATATTGTATCGACGGAATCTAGTGTGGGTAAAACAGTTAAGCTTTCAAATTTTCCGTTAGTGATTTGGCGGCTCCAAGCGAAAACTTGCTGTTCTTCCTCGTACGTTAAGGAAGCCAACTGCCCATCAATTCGATCAGCCAATAGCATTGAGACTGGGTTCTGCAAATATTCCATCTGACTAACCCCACTCCCAGTTATTTGCCTTGACCTTATTGTGGCGTTGCTTGCGCTGTATTTATCTTGAGCTACGCTGAACCCTAAAGAGCGAATTTTGGTTAAACCTCGTTCAACATAAAATGGGGACTCCCCAACAAACGTGGGCTGAAGCGACGAACTGCCAAAACGGCTTTGAGGTTTAATATCCGCATCTTTATTTGAAATCGCAGATCCTGTTGTAGAAGATTTTATTCTAAAGATAGTGTTAGCAGATCCCGCAAAAAGTACTTGGTCAGAAATTAGCCATTCAATCCCATCTTGGTTGCCTGTGTTTGCCGTAATATCAAAAGCCGCAGTAACGTCAATAGGAGATGTCGCAAAATTTTCAAAGTCTCCGTTGCTAGTGCTTAGCCAAATTTTATTTGGTTCTGAAGTTGTGCCAGCTAAAACTAAACGAGCTTCGTGCATGGTAATTGCTTTTGGGAATCCCCGAACGGAGCTAAAACTGCCTTCGTTCCAGTATTGAGTATCTGAATTGTGTAACGCGGCTGGTACAGCTTCAAACATGACAATAGCTGTCACCTGTGTTGAGCTTGTGAAAGCCGTCACTTTTACATAGGCTACGTGAGACGCCGCAGAATCGGATGCAAGTTTCCAATAAGACCCAACATGCCCCGATTGAAACGGTGTGTGTCCTCCCGTCGCTGTCATTGTAACGCTGCCGCCTTCTGAAAAAGTGCCGCTTATTTTTAGTTTATCCGTACTGACAATGTTTTGAGCCATGAACGGGCCTTTAATAAACTCAACGTCTGCGATGTCCCAAGATAGATTGCTTAGGCGTACTAATTTTTGAGGCCAGTGAGCGCCATCTACAAGATAGATAACGTCATTCTTTTGCGCTTTTTTTAAGCTAAAAAGATTCGCTTCTGAATACGGCGTGGTGATCTGATAAACTCGCTGCGCTGTGCCGCCAGAAATATAAGCCCCATAAGACGTAGTGTTCACGCCTGAAAGTTGAAAGGTGTTTGTAGTAGCCCCAGCAACTGTAACTTCTTTACCGTTTAATTCGGTCATGCCAAGAATAGCGCCAAGATCGAGTACGTCTCCGTTAGAGTACCCGTGGGCGGCTAAAGTTACTACGCCCGGATTAGCTTTAGATATCCCAGTAATATTTTTTGCGGACTCCACAAGCCGAGATTTATTGGTGAAAAATCGTAATGTATTGTTTGCAAATTCTAAAGCGTAGGTTTGCTCGGTGTTATATTGAAACGGCATTAATCGCGATTTAGTTGAATCGCTAAATGCTGGCGCGACTAAGCGCGAACCTTTGCGCCTAAAAGCCCCGCCTTCTGGTAATATGATAAAATTTTCTGCAAGTTTTACGCCTGAGAAAAGCGGTGGGTAATCGACTCTACCATCAATAAAATCGCTGAGTTCTCCCGCAGTGAAATTTGTCTGTAACGTTGAAGTTGCAATTGTTTTAGACATAATTTCCTAAGAATCCTGTTGAGCCATTGTTGCGGGCGGCTTCCCATTGGCTATCGTCTTGGTAGGTTTGTTGTTTTTCTTGGGAATCGTTAGTCTGCGCGTCTATTCTTAACTTTTCATATTTTGCCAAAAAACCATCGGCTAAACCTTGGTTTCCAGTTATCTTATATCCTCGAACGGCTGCTAGTTTTAAAGCAAACGTTTCAACAAAAGTAGCGTCAAATTGATTAGGGTCTGTAACTTTACCGACATACCGAATGCGTACTGCTGAAAGGTTAGTGTAAAGATAACCAGCTTCCAAACTATACGTGGCTCTTGTGTCAGTAACGATATTTAAAAACCGTAACATTTCTGGGTTGGTCGGTAAAACATACCTATACGAAAAATCCGCGGCGATGTACGAACCGTCAGCGTTTAAGTCTTTTCTAAAAATGGCAAATTTCCAATCAAAATCTCGCAAAACTTCTTTTAAAGTCTGGTCATAAGCTTCTCGAATAGCCGAGCTTTTGACGCTTTGATCGGAATCCAAATCGATTATGGGGTCTTGTCCAAGATGGCCTAAAGCTTTATTTGCGATATCTGTTTTAGAAACTGCCATAATGGATTATTTATTGAAATTTAAAACTGGTTCGGCGATATGAGGATTACAACCGAACCAGCCCTACCTGTTTTTTACGCAGGTATTCTGTCTTACTTCATAGCGTAAAGGATTTCGATAACTACGTCCCCATCGGCAGTGCCGATAGTGTTGCCAGTTAAAACGATGTCCAAATTGTGAGCTGGGTCAGCGGCTAAACCTGCAATTTCCCAAAGTTCTTTGTAACGATTTTCGATAGCTACTGCCGCGAAACCGTCAAGAACCTTAGAAGCTGTTGCTAGAGTCTGACCGTCCATCAAACAGTCAGCGTCAATAACTGCGCCGCCTTTGTTTGTTGGATAAGCCACACCTAGATCATAGTCTGTGCCACCAGTGATAGCGTCACATAAAACTTTGATGTCTTTGATAACCGCGTTAGAAGGTAGTCTTGCCATGCGGAAATTATTAGTGTCCGCGTCAGCTGCTAAAATCCCAACGTGAGCGCGAACATGTTTAATGTCAGCGCCGTTGTTATTAGACGATGGTAGTACTGGTGGAACTGAATCCAAGCCTGTGATATTAATACTATCTGATCTTACAAATGCCATATAGATTTCTCCAAAAAAATAAGTTAAAGATTATGATTCAGTACAAGCAATTTCTACAACTTCTTTGTCTTCGATACGAGTAGCACCCATGTCGATTTCAATGTATCCGACAGAAGCGAAAGATTTACCTGCGTCTTTACCAACTTCGGTTCTCATATCTTTATTGATAGCGATACCTAAAGCGTTTTGAGTGTAGACGTAGCACAATCTTTCTGAAGACGCGTTAGTTAAAAGTTTTTGCGATCTGATAAATTTGAAACCTAAGAAAGTGTCAATTTTACCTTCTGCCAAAGCTTTAACAGTATTGTAATCCGCGTTTTTAATTTCAGTTGTATTGAAAAGATTGGTCAACTGTTTTGAAGAAAGAACAATGTGTCTCGCGATTTCTTCATCTACATCCGCGCCATCGAGAATTTCTTTAGCTGATAGTAATTTAGTTAAAGTCATGCCAGTTGCAGAGGCTACAATTTTCTGAGCTGATGGTAGTGCAACTACAGTTGTACCGTCTTTACCTTCGTAAGCCGAACCGCCAAGTGCGCTGATGATGATTTCATCTTTTTTACGCATGGTCGCATATTTTAACATATCCATATAGTTTGGCTGTAAAGATACTAATGCTCTATCTTGATCGTAATCGTCGATCGGAACGCCTTGGTGAAATCTAGTTGGGACAACTTTACGTTTAGAATGTTGAGGATCGACAAGTGGAGTCGGAGAAAATCTTTGAGTTTTTTCTTGAAGTTCTACAGAACCTAATTTGTTGAAATAGAATTCTTCAGCTGAAACACCAACTTTTCGTTGAACGGTTCCGTCTAAGCGTGAATTTTTTTGCTGAATTGCGTGGATAATATCGTCAGAAAACTGCTTAATATGTACCTGATTTTGTGCGTCGATAGACATATATTTAATACCTTAAAAAATTTTAAAAAATAACAAAAAATAATAGAGAAATTTTAATGTAATCGCATTCGATTATATTAGATATTTTTCGATTTTCTCATCGCTACCCTTCTAATTTTTTATGGACTGATACCAGCTACCCACGCAATTAGCGGACAATTCTAAATCAAATTAATAATTCTTGCGAAACAACTACTCTTTCCCGTCTGCTGCCAAATAAAGGTTTGCCATGTCAGCTCTCGCTGCTTGGTCGCCTTTATGGTAAGGATGTTCTGGGTTGTTTCTAATTTCGCGGATTTTTGCAGTAGCTTGTTCTGGTGTCAAGTTATTTTTTTCACTGCCTTGTTTTTGCAAAGACGTTTCTCCAATTTTGCTGTAAATGCTAGACATCATCTTAGTAATGCTGGTCTTAATACCCACAGGCAAATTTGAAACTTCTTTTTTTAACTCTGGTGTGGCAAAAAGTTCAAAAGCTTTGTGTGCGTTTGTGATATTTTCGTCAAAATTAGCACCCCATTCTTTTTTTAAAGAATCTTCGGCGCTTTTTAATTCGGTAGCCTCAGCCGCTTTTCCGGCTTCAGCTAGTTCGCTTTCCGCGCCTAAAAATTCATTTATCAATTCTTGAAATTGGGCTGGCGGAATTTGAAGAGCGGCTGCTTTTGCAGAAACTCTATCAAAAATTTCTGGTGTGACAGCAGGCTTACCTTCTTCTGCATTGTATTTGTAAGCATCAGCTTCATAAACCGTTTTAGCTTCTTCTCCGATAATCGGGGTAGCTTTTGACCCAAGCATTTTTTCTAAGTGCAAATGGCTTTTTACTAAATCATCGACGCTTTTATAATTTTGAAGGGATTTATTTGCACGATATTCTTCGGCTAATGCTTCGCGCCAATTTGAACCCGCGCCGTTAGGGCTTTGCGGCGATTCATTATTGACGGTGCTTCCCGAGTTTTTGCTAATATTTTCTGGTGCGGCAGCTACTGCTGGCACGCCGCCGCCATTTTCAATTTCTGTACTCATATTCTTTAATGTTTTTGTTGTTAATTAAGCGGATCATTTTCTTCTTCATCGACTGAAGTTTGAAATTGATCTGAATCGGCGGCTTTGTTTTTATGAGTAATTACAATCTCATGGTCAACTAACCGCTGAATTTCTAAATAGGTATCGCGCTTTGCAGCTTTAAACGCCATGATAAGCGGGTCGGTGTCAAAAGAGTTTAAATCTTTACCGCAAAGTTCACCAATGAATTGCAAAACTTTTTTGCCGTCTGGTGTACCAAAAACTTCTTTAAATGCAATTAACTGTTCTTTTCTATTTTTGAAAATTGGTTTTGTCATTATTGCCCAAGCCCCGCTTTTTTAGCTGTTGAAGCCCCTTCTACAAAAGCCGCTGCATCTTCTTTAGCTTGAGCCGTTTCTTGAGCCTGTAATTTTTCTTTGCGAATTTGTGCGACTCTTTCGTCGTCATTGATTAGCTTGGGATCAAGACCCAAAATTCTAAATTTTTTACGTACTACTTGGTCAATGTCAATCAAATCCGCTGCTTGTGGATAAACTCCGATAACAGCCATAACGTCGGCTAACCAAGTGTTTATTGACGATAGCTCTGCTTGTTGCTGCGCTTGAGTTACTGGACTCTGATATGTTATTCTAAGCGCTGGCCCAGCTTTTAGTTCGTCTGGCATTTCTGGAAAAACCGCGTCAGATAAAAGCTCAAACGTGTTATTACCTTCAGCATCTGTTGAAATGATATTAAAAGATTTTCTAAAAAGAATATCAAAAGTTCTTGATAGCATTGACTCCAAGCCTTCTGACAAAAGACGACCAAGCATCGGCGCCATAATTCTTAATTTTTGCATCTCGATTAACTGAACCTGTCCAAGTGTGGCGCGCGGGTCTGCTAAAGTTTTAGTTCTATCCAAAAAGAAAGTGCGCTGAATATTTGCTTCTTTTCTTTGAATCATTTCAAGCGTCACTGGAATATTTCCAACAGTCTGAATTGGCTCAATACCTTTACCACCCGTAATCGGATTTACTTTAAGCATATTAAGCGCACCGGCTGAAAGATTAATTCTCCCAAGCACCATGTCATGAACCACTTGCAAAGGCGGCTTTAGATATTTTTCGGTTGCTCGCATTACGTCGCGAGACATTTGGTTCAATTGCAACACGTCTGGTAACGCAATCATGCCTTGAGACCGACCGTAGACCTCGCCTTCTGTAACTTCCCAACGTCCTACTGCGATTGGTGGAGTGTACGCCCCGCCTTCTTGAATGATTACTTTATGTTTGCAATCGACAAAAATACTGGCAATTGGCAAATTTTCTGGTGTAAGTTTTTCTTTGTCCCGATCTTTTCTTGGGAACGTGTGCCACTCAAAATCAAATTCTTCAAACGGTTTTTTTTCGGCGCTTTCTCTAATTTTTTCTGATAGCGCGTCGCCCCATTTTTCGACTGCTGCGCGGGCTGTCATCTTAAAAGTAAGAATGACCATATCTATCAAGCCAAACTCGTTTTCAGCCACGTAAAGATTCTTTACGTTACGTGCCATATAAACTAAATCTGAATCTTTTGCTGCGTCAGTTTGAAGCCCTGCTGCACCAAAAACTACTTGGTCTAAATACCATTCTTGAAGAGCCTCTGTGAGACGGGCTTTTGGGTGATACATCTTAGAAAACATAATGTCACGGGCTTCTGAAAGCCATTTAGAAACATTAGTTTTCGCGTTCAAATCCGGGTCAACTGTTTCGATTCCGAACCATTTCGACGTTGGATTCGTAAGAATACCATGCAATAAAATCGAAAGTTCTTGCGCGTCTGCGATTGGCGAACTTTCAAACACCTTCGCCATCTGATTTTGACCTTTTGATTTTGTCTCAATGATGTCAGATTTTCTTGGCAAAAGATAAGACGCGCATTGCTGCCACAATGTTTCAAAATTGCTTCGATTAGCTTTTATTTGCTGCGTACGTCCTAAAAGATCCGCGGCTGTTAGTGGTCTTTGTGCCATGGTTAAGCTCCAAGAATTGATCGTTGAGTACCCGCAGCTGCTGTTGTAGAAGATCCAATTAATGACTTATTAAACAAATTAGAATCGGTGCTTCCGCCAAAAACTGTTTTTTTTCTAGCTCTTTCTTTCTGAGCGCGTACTGATTCTTCTGCAATTAATTTGTCTGCATTTGCTTGTGCAACCGATGCCGCTGCATCTTTCTGCGCCCCTGCTACCTGACGGGCTGCACTTTGTTGGGCTTCTTTTCCTAATTGCTTAACGCCTTCGTACCCTGTGTACGTCGAGGTCAGGAAAAGTTTTTCTGGGTTATCTTTAACAGCTCTTACTGTACCTTCTAACACATCGCTGATTGGTCTAAGTGGATTTGATTTGCCCATAGTTTTAAAAAAATTTTAAATTAATCAAAGTAATCCGCAGTTAATTGAAGCGGCTGTAAATTGTCAAGTTGAGTTTTCATTCGAGAAAAATGCACAGCTAAATACCTTGCAGCATCTGCGGCATGTGATGCCCAGTTATGCACTGGTTTTGCCCCCCTATCGTTTTTCTTTTCATCAAATTTCGATGCGTAAGCTTCCAAAGCCGCGATCAAATCTTTACAACTTTCTTCATCAATCACTAATCTTGGAAACAACGCCCTTAAAGCATTAATGCCGTCTTGCACTGGGATTTTTGCTACGATGTCAAAGTTAATTCCGAGTTTTTTAGCCGTTTCATATGTTGACTCACCAGTGGCAAAAACGCCATTTGCTAAATCGTGCGGCCCGTTATGACTCGAATACATATATGGTTTTGCTTTACACACGCGGGCGTAGTGTTCCATCCCTTTTTTACTGTTCTGATAGTAATCGATGACTCGCACTTCAGACCCAAACTTTGGCACTTGCGTAAAAATTATTGAAGTAGTGTCTGAATACCCAATATCCCAAATTGTTTGCACTGGCAAATTTGGATCATGCGGTACCCTACAAATTCTGCCCTCTTTTCTAGCAGCTGCAAGTTGTTCGCCGTAATAAGCTTCGTCAACTGGGGCTTCAAAAGAGCAGTAATATTCTTGCTCGAATAGAGCTAAAGACTTGCCTTCAGATATGTGCCGCGTTTTTAGCTCTTGCAAATCTTCTTCAGTAAAAACTTGCCCTTTAGTGTCATTTGCGGTGAGCAATGACGCATGCCACTTCGGGTTTGTTTTCGCCATTTCATAAAGCCTGTACGCGTGGTTTTTCCCCTTTGGCGTAAAGTTCACGAGTAAAAACCCTTTGGTCGCTAGCAACATTGGCTCTATTAAGTCAATAAGTGATGGTCGCTGTTCTGCATACTCTGACACAATTGCGCCTTTAATCCCTGCGCCGCGAAGTGCGTCCGGGTCGTCGCCTCCAATAATTTGATAGACCGACCCATTGACCAGTTTAATTTTCATTTCTTGGTCATTTTTAGACGTAATTAGCTGTTGTGGTATGTGATCTAAATATTTGCGACCGTCCACTGTGGATTCGTCCCAAATTGCTTTCTTTCCCTGCTTGTATGTGGGGAAAATGTGCCAATAAGTGCCCGGTTTTTCTACGGCTTCCGAAATAAGCCAATTTAAATCGAAAAGGTCTTTTCCCGTGCGTCGATGCCACACCTGAACAACTCGTTTTATGCCTGCTTCAAGCGCTGCCCATGTCGGCATCTGATAATTTCTCGGTTTCCAATTGTACGGAATGGTAATTTTAGGCATTTTCTATCTCACCTTTAATTGTATGGGCATTAATCGGGTCGGTGAACATTTGTCGTGTAACTGAAAATGTGAGTTCTCCGGATAATTCCTGTTTTTCTCTCCAATCAAAATCGTTTTTAAGCACCAGCGCCACGCCACCCGTATTTGGGCGACCATCAATTAATCGGCTTGATAAATATGATTCAATTCTGGTTTTTGCCGCTGAAATTATTGGACCGTACACGGGTTTTTCTTCCCAAGCGTTTAACATTTTACGGCTCATATTAAGGTGTAAGGCTAAACTAGCTGTTGAAGGCTCTATTCGTTTATTGGGATCCGCGTGTTCTACTTCTTGAAAATATAAATCAATTTTTTCTACTAACTCGACTGGATTAGCAAATTCTGGCTGGTTAAAATTTGAGCTTAATTTTTGATTGAGCGGGTCAAATTTTTTGTAATTAGTTCGCACTGGCGTAGGTTCTCGTTTAAGTAGATTTGCTAAAATATTGTTAGCTTTTTCTACAACTTGCTGAGAAGGTTTTAAGGGTTCGTTTTCTAAAAGCTCAAAAGAATCCAAAGGCGTTAATAAATCGTCGTCTAAATATAACATAGGTTAAAGTTTTATGATTTTTTTTAAAATTTTTTGAATTTTCTTTAAAAAAAAAAATTTGTCAATCAATAACTGTGTACAGATTATAGCCGTTGTGGCGGGTACACTGTTGGAACGTTTGCGCGCGCACGCGGCGGCGCCCGAATTTACGCCCCCCACCCCCTTTTTCAGCCGTTGCGGAGCCTACAGCCTAGCGGTTTCACGAACCCTACACCCCCTAAGCGGCAAACGCTGCGTTATTGGGGAGCCTACAGACTAGCGGATTCACGAACCTTACGCCCCCTAAGGGGCTGCTAAAGTGTAATGCGTGTAATGCGTGTAATGCGTGCCAGTTTTTAGCACGCCTTACGCCTTTGGAGCTTAGAGCGCGTAAGCGGCAGGGGCGGTGATAACTATTATCACAAAAAAGCGACTCGATACAGTCCGCGCCTTTGCGGTTGTAGGCGCGGGGGGGAAGTGTAATACGTGTCTTAGCAGTTTCAAAAACTTTTAAATTTACACTATATATGTATACCTTTACTAGGACTCTTGGTGAAGTAGTAATAAACAACTAACATATGCTTTTATCAGGATTAACTTTATAAAATACATTAAATGCATTACAGACCTAGCACTTGATACAGTTAAAGCTTGTGAAAGCTGTTGTATTTCCTGATTTTAGCTGCTAGTGAACTCATTACAAAATCGAACCATAACGGCAGCAAAAGTTTTAAGAATTTTAAAAAACTTTTAATAAACTGAAAAATAAATAAAAAAAGTGTTGACATGTTAAAATCAGTACACAATACTGTTTTCACGATTAATTATTGTTACTAATCTTTAAAAAACTTTTAATAACTAAAAAACAGGGGTAAAAATGATAAAAGAAATCAACACAATGCTGAAATTTAAAAAACTAAATTCAACTTTTGATTTAGGGCTTGAGATTTTAGAATTAAAAATCAAAAAAAGTGAACTCTATTTGGGCGGGGCTTATCATATAATAACCAAAGCGCAACCTAACGGCGGGTTTGAGATTTTATATTCTTTTGAAAATTTAGACCAGCTGCTTTTATTTTTAGAGCGGCAAATTGCAAAATTTAGAAAATCAATATTAGAAGAGTATTACTGGTGATCTTCAATTTTTAAAACTTTTAACAATTAAATCAAATACAAATTAAACCAGTAAAAACTCTTGAGTGTAGCCAAGTTTTAAAACTGATGGATGAAGACTACAAATACCAAGAAGCGCTACAAATAATTCTTTTTATCACAAACCGCGAAAAAAAAGAATTAGAAGAGGAGTTAGGCTATTATATTTAAGAGCCTTGCTAATACCCCCGCCACCGCGCGGGGTTACAATGAAGGGCTTTTCTCTTCAAATAATAACAAAAAAAACTTTAAAATATGTCAAAATATCAAATTCTAGCTAATGATTTTCTTATTAGAACAGGCGTCACCTTCGAGGCTAAATTTCTTAAAAATGATTTTCACTTTGCCAGTGATAAAACCACGCGGGACATTTACGAAATAACGCTTGCGCGCGGCAGCCGCAAGATGATTTTTAATTTTGGGCAATCATTAAACAGCAGCGGTGACTGGCTGATACGTGTCGACAAAGCGACGAAAAGAGTTTTTAAGTTACCACTTGAGAATTTTATAAACGCGGAAGAGCTTCACCTTTCGGATACACACTGCATAGCCAAGTTAAACAGAGCACAAATCAACTTGCACGGCGAGCGGCGCTATTTTGATAGAATTGAGAGAAGAAGCGCCCCAACGGCTTACGCGGTGCTGGCGTGTTTGACAAAACACAGCGCCGGAACTATAGAAAATTTTTGCAGTGATTTTGGATATGATATTGACAGCAAGTCCGCGGAGCAAATCTATTTGGCTTGTGAAAAAGAGTTTGAAGAGGTGCAAAAACTTTGGACAGACGCGGAAATTGAAGAGCTTAGGGAAATTAATTAATTTTTAAACTTAAAAAACAACAAAAACAGGGGTAAAAAATGAAAATCTTAAGGAATACACTAAAAAGACATTTTGAAGAAAAAAAACGGTTTAACCGCGTTTTAGATCAAAATTTTGACGATTTAAACCCGCCGGATAGAAACTGGATATTTACCGCGGGGTTAGTTCTATTAATTGCTTACGGGGCTTGCCTTTTGGCAATCGCTTTCGCTTTGGACTCACAAGCCAGCAAGTTTGACAAGAAACTAGAGCAATTAGAGCAATTAGAGCAGCAAGAATTTTATAAAATAATTAAAAGCAATTACAAAATTTAAAATAGGAACGGTAAAAATGAAAAATAAAATACTTAAAAACACGTTGGCCGCCCTAAAACAACAATATGAAGCTAAGCTATTGGAGGCGGCTGAAACTTTTGAAAACGGCACACTTTTAAAATTGGAAATTGAGATTGACGAATTCCCAAGCAACCCGCGAGATGATACCAACCTTGGAACGATAATTTGCACCCACAAACGCTATAATTTAGGCGATCAATTGCCGTTTTCAATTAAAGATTGCGAAAGTTGGGAGGGGGCGCGCGAAAAAATAAAAAGCCAGCACGCGGGAAAAGAGCTGCTGATTTTGCCCGTATACATGATGGATCATGGCGGGCTAAGCCTTTCAACAAAACCTTTTGATTGCCCTTGGGACAGCGGGCAAATAGGTTTTATTTATGCTAAAAAAGGCGAGGAGGGTTTGACAGATCAAGAATTGCAAAATTCATTAGAAAGTGAAATTAAGAGTTACTCAAAATATATTGAAGGGGAAGTGTACGAATGGCGAATAATTAATACAATTTCAGGCGAATGTTTGGACAGTTGCGGGGGTTTTTTAAGGCATAGTGAAGCGCAAAAAGACGGGGAAGCCGCCTTAAAATCATTTATTGATTAAACCCGCTCAAATAACCGCCAGCAGTGGCGCCGCTGGCGGTTAAAAGAGCTGGTTTAATCAGTTCGTCTCAACTAAAAAACTTTAAAAATAAAAAAATTTTATGTCAATTTACACAAAAAGGAAAACGCACAAGAGCATTCGAGAACTTAGCCACGCTTGGGCGTACGCGAACCAAGGCGAGGGTGGAACCGCTGCCCATGGCAGTTACCACTATACGGGCGGCGAGCTTTTCAGCTATCGAGAATTGATAGCGAAAAAAATCAAGTCAAAAAAAGGCGCTGAAGCTTGCCTTTTTAACGAAGCTAAGTACTCAAAAACGACGACAAAACACCAAAGCCTCGCCCGAATGGCGTTTAGCGGGGTGGCAATCGTAGGGCTTTGGTGCGGGCACGGCTGCCGTTCTGATGGTTTTGGAAACCCCTTTACAACCCAAAACATTATTCAAAGTCACCTTTCAAAATTGGAAAGTGAATCTCAAAATTTAGCAAAAGCAAAAAAGGAAAGCACAAGGGGGGGTTATAAATTGGAAATTGTGTCAATTTCAAATAATTTAAAACGCTTGATTGATTATGATTTAATAAAGAAAGCAGAATTACCGCTTCAGCTAAAAAAGCTTTTAAAAATTGAAATTAACCCGGCAGGGCTTGAAATTTTAGAGAAAGCGGCGGCCAAAGACTTGAAGAAAAAACTCAAAGCTAAAAAAGCCAAGATCTTAGCTGAAATTCAAGATTTTAGAACTTTTAAAAAAAGTTGGCTTTCTCAAGATGCAAAAAGTTTCAATAAGAATGGTGACCTCATAAGATACAATTTAAAAGAAAATACTATAGAAACCAGCCAAGGCATAACCGTGCCAATTTTAGAAGCACTTCTATTGTACAAAGTGTCTAAATCTCATCACGAGAAAAAATTCGCTGCTAACTATTCAAATAAAATGATGTTGGATGGTAAGTTTAAAGTAGATCAAATTGACGAGAAAGGCAATGCTAAAGTAGGTTGCCATTTTTTTAATTTTGCAGAAATTGAGCGTTGCTATAAAGAAGAATATCTAAAACTAAAGGGCAGTGATTAAACCATCTTAAATAGCTGCTAGCAGTGGCGCCGCTAGCAGTTAAAAGAGCTGGTTCAGTCAGTTCATCTTAACGTTAAAAAACTTTAAAAAAAATATGGATACTAAAAAAAGGATAAACCAAATTTTAAAAGATCATGGCGCGAGCCTTGAAAGGCAAATTTCGCAAGGTTACACTCGCGGAATTTTTTTAGGCTTTTTTTGTTGGCGTGCCACTAAAAACGGGCTTGAAATTGAATTATTAAATTAAACTAAAAAAAAAGGAAATAAAATGAACATGAAAGGGCGAATCTCGCTGGCCAAATACGTTTCAGTGAGGCCAGAAGTTTTAAAAATGGCGGAAAAATTGACGGGTGATTTACACGTTAATTTTTCGCAACTCATTACGCGTCTGATTGTAGAGGCGCACTCAAAACGTTATCCACAAATTAAAGACGAAACGCAAGAAGAAGTTTTAGACCCGCTGGCCTAGGCGCATGTCTTACGAAACTCAACTTCTATTTTACGCACGGCGAACGCTCGCGGAATTGTACGCGTTCGCCGTGCAGCATGATAACCAGCCGCTAAAAACCCAACTCGCGGAACTGCTGGCCTTTGCTCCAGAAGATCAATTAAAAGACATTGCCAAGCGTTTAAACTATCAAAACAACCCTCAAGAATTTATTTCCAAAAGCCATGAGGCTTGGCGGATAAGTGATTTTAACCCCTCCAAAACTGCCCCCAAAAAATCAGCGAGTAAAAGCCCCTCAAAAGCCGCCCCAAAATTAACATTCCTCCGGAAAAATTTCAGGTAATTAAAAAAAAGATATTGACTTGATAGAAGCTCGCGTCTCATAATGTTGCATTCTGTTTTTTCTAAAATCTAAAAACTAAGCCAAACAATGCAAAAAACTAAGTCAAAATACATGGGGCTTTTGGAGGCCTCAAAATACATGGGCAATTTACACCCCGTCTATTTGCGCGAACTCGCGCGAACTGGCGGAATCCCAGCCGTTAAATTCTCAACTGCACCAAAAGCACAATGGTATTTTTTGCCAGAAGACATCGATAGATGGGCAAAAACCAATGGGCAAATCGCGAGACTTAATTCCTTAACTAAAAAATCTAAATAATGCAAAACATTAAATTGCTGAAAGTAGCCCAAAACTATATAGATTTTGGTTTTACGATAATCCCGCTAAAAGGTAAAATACCGACCCAAAGCAACTGGCAAAAAACCATGTGGCAACCACAACTCGATGAAAGTTGCAAAAGCTGCGAGTCCCTCGGGTTTTTGATACCCGACGACATCGTGGTGATTGATATCGACAATCACACCGAAGAAAAAAAAGGATGGACAGCTTTAGACCATTTGACCAAAGAGTACGACTACGATTTCGTGGCTAATGCTGGGGTTATTGTAGAGACCGCAAACGGCGGGCTGCATCTTTATTATAAAAATTCGCTTAAAGAAGCTAAAATCATTAACGGATTTGCAGATTTAAAATACGAAGGGCTGGAATTCAAAGGCAAAGGTCGCCAAGTGCTTATCCCAGAATCCACTTTACCAAATGGCAACCGATACTATTTTGACATCGTTAGAAACGATTTTAACCAGATTAAAAACTTGCCTGAAAATCTTTTAATGGATATAATCCGCCCCAAAGGTAATTTAAAAGATGAGCAAATTACCAGTAACGCTACAGACAGCCCGATAGATGTCTCAAGATTTCAAAAATATTTAGCAAACCAACAAATGGTGCGTAGCGGCAATAGAAATAACACGCTCTACGTGATGTCTGCGCATGCTAAAAATCTAGGATTATCACCAAAAACAATGGCGAAACCCCTTCTTGAATGGAATAATAAAAACGTTTTCCCGCCAGTAGAAGCAAAAGAGCTGGCAGAAATTATTACCAACGCTTATCACTATTCGGCAAGCGGTGCTGGCGTCTTAAGCGTCAATTCAATTTTTAATGAAAACGCAGCCGTTGAAAACGTAGTAAGTCTTTCGCCTAAAGAAGCCAAGGCGCAACTCGCAGAATTAGATGAATTTAAAGATTGGCGGCAAACGTTAATTATGTCCAATGGCAAGATCTCCCGTGCCAATTTTGGCACAAGAAATACTGAAATTTTTTTGGAAAATTTAGAAGAACTTCGCGGTAAGCTGGCATTAAACCAGTTCACTTCCGACACGGTGTGGCGCGAGCTGCCAACGTGGATTCATAAGGTAGATATTGAAGCCCGACAACTGACGCCGAACGAGGTCGTAATCACTGACGACGACGTAATCCGGATTCGCGATATTCTAAATAATTACGGATTTGACCCTAGCGGCGGGCAGATTATTGAAGCTGCGAGAAATGTTTCTTTGAAGCGACCATTTCACCCAGTAAAAGAGATATTGGAGTCACTGCCTAAATGGGATGGGAAAAATAGATTAGAAAGATTTTTTCCCGATTTGTGTGGTACACAAGACTCAATCTACACGCGCGAAGTTGGCAAAAAAATTTTTGTGGCTGTAGTTTCAAGAATATATAAACCCGGATGTAAATTTGACTATCTACCGATTTTTGTAGGCGAACAAGGCATTGGTAAGTCCACTTTAATTAAGCTGATGGCTTTAAAACCTGCTTGGTTTTCAGACTCGTTGGGCGATATTGAAAATAAAGATGTGATATTGCAAATGCGATCAAAATTGATTATTGAGAATGGCGAACTCACAATGTTCAACAAAAAAGAAATCAATAGTCAAAAAGCTTTCTTGTCCCGTTCTACAGATAGGGCAAGACTGCCGTATGACCGCTTGCCGCGTGATTTGCCGCGTCAGTGCCTTATAATCTCGTCAACAAATGAAAGTAAATTTTTAGTAGATGAAACTGGAGCGCGCAGGATGTGGCCAATTGAAATGAGGGCGATCAAGCTTAAAGAAGTGGCGAGCCAAATACCGCAGCTGTACGCAGAAGCTTTAGTTTTGTATGCAAGAGGCGAAGAAATTTTCTTGGATAATGAAGAAGCAGCTCTTCAAGCGGAAACAGAACAAGCCTCGCGGTATAAAAATGACGAGTGGCAAGATAAAATCGCCGAATGGCTCCACGCGTCTAATTTAGAATTTGTACGCATATCGGATATTTGGGGTAAGTGCTTTGGATTTGACATTCGCTATTTAGACCCAAAAGCCCAAAAAAGGATTGGCGCTATTTTACGAGTTTTGAAATGGACAGTTTCAAGCCGCAGAGTCGATGGAGTACCAACCCACGGCTACGTTAGACCAATCTTAACTTTAACTTTAGAAAATTTATGAAACTTTGTAAGAAAACGCTAGAATTGATTTTGATCTTTATTTTTTGGATGAGCTTTTGTGTCGCCGTTTGGAAAATCCGAAGTGCGATTGAAGACCGAAAACCTACAGTTAAAGGCTCTCGCCCAATAAGCGAAGACACCATCTACTATTTTGACGGCGCCGAAGAAAAAATATAAGAGAATTATTTTAAAAAATATTAAAATAAACTATTGACAAATAAAATCAGGTAAATCAATATGCTCTACCGAAAGACATCTTCAACTAATGTTTTTCAAAAAGAAGAGGTCACTAACAGACTGAAAATTTTCAATACTTATTTAGAAAAAACAGAAAATGCTTCAGTATGTTAGCCCTCTTCGATAGAATATTTTTAGAGCAAAATCGGATATATGGCATATATTGAGAACGTCCTCTAGCCAAGGGTCAACAGTAGGGTGAAAACCCCTTACGGTTTTGCTGTAAAAATATTTTTAGATGGTAGTTTTGCTAAAGGGTTTGCACCTTTTTAACTGACGCAACAGGCAAAATTACTTTCGGAAAATATTTTTCCGCCGCGTATTGGTTTTTGTAAAGTATTTTCCAATGCGCGGTTTTAACATGTGCCGCCGAAGTCCCTAGAGGGAGCTTTGAAGGTTTGGGAGTGCAATTCTTCTAGGCGGGGAGTAAATAGCGGTCTTGGGTAGAGTCGCCCTCATGAAGCGATTTGAGTAATTCTCCTCGGCTAGTTCGATTCTAGCAACCGCTACCAAGTCAGCCTGACTAGAGAATAAGGCGCGAGTCTCGTTAGAGACAAACTTAACGCAAGTTGTACGAAGCCAGAACATTGATTTATTGCGGCGTTTAGCCGTGTTCTGGCTTCGTTTTAATCTCTTTCCAAGTCAGATTAACCGCAGCCCATTGTAAATTGGGAACAACTTTTTGAAGAGTTTGTTTAGCAAAGAGTTAGTCTGGCGTGGTGAGGTATTAATTAAAAAACTATAACACACTGAAAACACAGAAAACATGGAAATCTTTTTTAACCATACTAGAAACCGATACGAGCTAAGCTGCTCTTTTGAAGAAAGAGACCAAGCTAAATGTTTGGGCTTTAAGTGGTGCCCCGAATTTAACGTGTGGTTTGCACGCGACTGGTACGCAGCTTGGAAAGCTTATTTAAAAGTTGACACGGCACACAGAAAAAAACCGGAATTAGAAAAATTTTCCCGCAATCTTGAGCTTTCTTACTCTACATCTTTTGGGATTTTTGAAAAGAAACATCTTAAGGACTTTCAAAACGCGGGGGTTGAAGAGCTACTTTGCCGCAAAGGTTTTAATCTTCTGGCTGACGAACAAGGCTTGGGCAAAACAATCCAAGTTTTAGAATTTGCAAAATTTGCCATTAAAAACAGCCAAACCCGATTTGTAAAACCAAATAAAGTTCTGGTGATTGCACCATCCTCGCTTAAAATAAATTGGCAACGCGAAGCTAAAAAATTTGATTCAGAAGATATTTTTAAAATCGAAATATTAAGAGGCACTAAAGCTAAAATAGAAAATCCCGACACAAACTTGGTAATTGTAAATTATGACCTTTTAAGCTCGGGCATCGTATTTGACCAGCTCGAGAAATATAATGCAGACTTAGTTTTAGGCGACGAAATCCATTTAACTAAAAGCCCTAACGCCGCACGGACTAAGCGGACTTTTTCAATTGCAAAAAAGGCTAAAAAATTCATCGCAATTTCGGGTACACCGATTCCAAATCGCCCAATAGAAATCTTCCCACTGCTAAAAACTTTTTGCCCAGAAGCCCTTGGGCATTACGCAGATCAACGCCGCTTTGAGTACCATTTCTGCGCTGGGTTCCAAGATAAATGGGGTTTTAACAATTCCGGTGCATCAAATCTTGAGGAGCTTGGTGAAAGATTACGCGCGACGTGCATGATTCGTCGGCTTAAAAAAGACGTTCTTGGAAATAATAAAATGCCACCACAAATTTTAGCTTTTGAAGCGGATGCCACCACTATGGCGTTGACCCTGAAAGAACACGAATTGGCTGCAGAATTTTTGAAAAAAAATAAAGAGATACCCAACATCGGCGAGATCGCAGAAATTCGACAAGAGCTGGCAATGCGTAAATTACCACTCGCAATTCAGTTTATAAAAGATTTGCTTTTATGTAATAATAAAGTGGTAGTTTTTGCACACCATCGCGCAGTTATTGCGGAGCTTTTGTCAAACTTTGCTGAAAATTCAGTAGCTATTATGGGCGGGTTGTCTGAAAAACAGAAACAAAACGCAGTAGATTGTTTTCAAAACGACCCATCGATTCAAGTTTTCATTGGGCAAATACAGGCTGCGGGTGTGGGGATAACTTTGACCGCCGCGAGCCAAGTGGTTTTTGTGGAAAGCGCGTGGTCACCCGGAGATATTGACCAATGCGTTGACCGCTGCGATCGTATCGGACAGACTAAATGGGTACAAGCTAGATTCTTAGTTATTGAAGACAGTTTAGAGGAGCATATGTTGAAAGTTGCTTTCGACAAGGCAAAAAATATTAACAAAATAATGGGGTAAAAGAATGATTAGTCAATTTTATAAAGCGTTGAAGTTCCACATTTTACACCTTCGCCTATGCTGGTTGCGTGCAAAATTTGAAAGTAAGAATGGCCATAAGCCATACAGACTGCATTTGAACGGAGAAGTTTTTGATTTTATGTATATTTACATTTCAACTTATGGATTTTTTGAGAACCTAAACTTTGAATACGTTTATGAAGACGTATTTGGCGTACCAAGTTTATCAAGAAGCAACGGAATCAAATTTGCTCGTTATGAGTAATTTGTGTTTTTACTAACTACAATACAAAAAAAAATGATTAAAAATTCAGTATCGATTTTGGATATAGCTAATTTATCTCAAACCGAAAAACAAAACCATACCATTGGTCTTTTAACTTCAATTGACCTTTCTCTTAAACAACTTTTGGTTTGGGCGCCGCTTAGTGTTGGTCGCGCTGCCGTTGATAATCAATACCGTATGGAAATCGGGGAAGATTATGATAAGGATTTTGGTAAAGATCTAAGAGATCTAAACGCGTCTGCGGTAATGTCAGCAGATGAAGTAGTTCAAGCCGCAGAAAAAATTGCAGCTGCTAAACCAAGATCCCCAAGAAAAGCGGCTGCACCTGTTGCAGCTATCGCCCCTGTAGCTGCACCAGCAGTTGCACCAGAAGAAACAACTTTGGCTATCGCCCCTGTAACTGCACCAGCAGTTGCACCAGCAGTTGCACCAGCAGTTGCACCAGCAGTTGCACTGGAGATGACAATCGACCAAGTTAGAAACGCTGCCACTAAGTTCATCGCGGCGATAACTGCTAGAGGTGAAATTGGCTCCGAGGTTTTTTCAAAACTATTGAAAGCCCAAGGGGTTTCGGTCATTTCAGCTTTAGATAAGTCTAAATACCCAGCATTAGTGGCTGAAATGGTAAAAATTGTACCAGCAATTGCGACTGAAGTATTTGACCCGCTTAAATAGCAACTTTTTTCCAAAGGTGTCGAATTCGACACCTTTGGATTTAAAAAAATCCTTTAATCTTAAAAGCTAAAAAATATGAAAAGTAATCAAAAACTAAAACAAGAAGCCCGCATTGCAAATGCCATAGCAACTAAAGATTATAAAGTCCTCGGTGGGGTGAATAGTCCGATGTCTGGGTATTTCAAATTCAAGGATGCCTACTTGAACGCTGTAAAGCAGAAGAATATTACGACAGCAAGCATTCGAGAGGAGTTCGGACGTGAAAAAATTAACCCAAGAAAAATAATAAGGTGCTCAGATTGTGGAGAAAAAGTTCCATCTTTTTTCAGCCGTATTGACCAAAATTGCCTCGCCCAATAATTAACTTAATTAAAAAGCTATGACTGCACACTCAAATCTCGGCGCGTCCTCTGCAAGCAGATGGATGAATTGCCCCGGTAGTAATAAATTGATCGAACAATTGCCCTTTAAACCCCAATCGGGGCCATACGCCGAACTTGGCTCTGCAGCTCACGCGCTTGCCGAGTACTGCCTGATAAACGACTGCCTGCCTGATATTTGGGTTGATACTCAAGGACCTGTCAAAGACCAGAATGGCAAAGACGTAATAACTCAGGATGTTTTTATCGATATCAATATGGTGGAAGCCGTAGCCGTTTATATCGAGTACATTCAAGAAAGGCTAAAGTTTGGCGGCGAACTATTTATCGAAACAAAATTTGATCTGAGCCACCTTCACGAAGGGATGTTTGGGACTTCTGACGCGGCGATTTACAACCCAATGCTTGGCGTATTGGAAATTGTAGATTACAAACACGGCCAAGGTGTCGCGGTTTCGCCAGAAAGAAATAGCCAAGCAATGTTCTATGGTCTTGGCGCACTGCACGCTTTTGACGAAAAATTCCAAATTGATAAAGTCATTTTGACGATTGTGCAACCAAGAGCCGCTGGCGCACCAGTGAAAACTTGGGAAACAACGCCAGAAGTTTTAAGAGAATTTGGAGACCAGTTAAAGAAAGCCGCGCAAGCTACTTACAGAAAAGGCGCAAAACTGGCAACAGGCGACTGGTGTAAGTTTTGCCCAGCTCAAGCGTTATGCCCAAAGATTAAAGAAAGATCAATGGAAGTGGCTCAAGCGGTATTCAATGACGAAACTAAAATTGTCTTGCCAGATCCCAAACTTTTAAGCTTCGATCAGTTAAAAGAAATTTTAGATTTCTCGGACACATTGACTAATTGGTTAAAAACAGCCGAAGGTTTTGCGCTTGAGTTAGCCCAACGTGGTCAAAAAATACCGGGCTACAAACTGGTTCAAAAACGTGCTAACCGCAGATGGAAATTTGAAGATGAGGTGATCGCAGAAAAAATTTCAAGAGTATGCACCGGTCAAGATATCTATTCAAAACCAAAATTACTCTCACCAGCTCAAATTGAGAAGCTGAAAATTGACAAGAATTTGGTAGCCTCTTTAACCGAGACACCGGATAACGGAACTACTCTTGCGCTTGCAGAAGACCGCAGACCAGAAGTAGCTCCAGTAACTGCACAAGATGTCTTTCTTGTGCATTAATATTAACCTTAATTTTAAAGCAAATGCACATTAAAATTAACGACCGTGACGTCGCCCCACAAAACGTAGCTGAAGCCGCTTTGGAGAAAGAAATCCGCTCGATTCATTTTGAATTGAACGAACAGTTTTCTTTTGATAATGCTTTTGAAGCTATGTTTGCTATAGGGTCCGCTTTAGGTAGGGTCGAAGTGGGCGAGCCTGAAGAGCCTAAGTTATTAAGCCCTGAAGAGTTCACCAAAGCTTTGTCTAAAACAAAAGCAGAAGCCGAAGCAGAAGCTAAAGCCGAAGAATCTAATCAAATGGATTGGGTGGACTTAGAAAATCTGAGATGCCTTGCAGAAGCAGAAGCCGAAACAGAAACTAAAGCAAAAGCTAAAAAACATTTTTAACATTTTTAACACTTAAAACATAAATAATATGACACACACTATCACTCCGAGAGGCCGCGTAAGCTTCGCAAACGTATTTAAGCCAAAACTTAATGCGTTAAATAACAAAAATGAGTATTCTTTGGATTTACTTTTTCCAAAAACTCAAGACATTTCTTCTATCAAAAATGAAATCCGTAGAGTAATCGCGGATAAATGGCCTAGTAAAGAAATGAAAGGTTTGAGACTGCCGATCAAAGACGGTGATGGCTTAAAACAAAATGGTAGCGCGTACCCAGCTGAATACCACGGACACGTTTTCATCACTTTTAAATCAGAGCTGCAACCCGGATTGGTTGACGCTCAACGCCAGCCGATAATCGACCCGAATGAATTTTATTCAGGTTGTTTTGCCATTGTGCATTATCGCGCTTCAGCTTACGACCACCAAGCAAACAAAGGCGTTTCGCTTTGGTTGAATAACGTTCAAAAAGTTGCTGAAGGCGAAGCTTTTGCAACTCGCAAATCAAAAGCTGAAGACGTTTTTGCAGACCAAGGTTCAGAAAATCCAGCTAACTACGCTGCACCTGCGGTTAGTCAATCTTTCAACCCTCTTGCATAATGACAGTTCACATTGACTTTGAAACAAGATCATTGGTGAGTCTGAAAGACGTAGGTGCTTGGGTGTATTCAGAACACCCAAGCACTGAAATCCTTTGCATGAAATATGCAATTGACAAAGGCCCAATAAAACTATGGCTACCCCTTCAACCTTTCCCACAATTTTTAGCAGATGAAATCGAATTTGGAAACATCTTTGAAGCCCACAACGCCTTCTTCGAAAAGGCAATCTGGCAAAACATCGGTCAACCTCGGCACGGCTTTCCAATGGTTCCGGCTACACAGTGGCAATGCACAGCTGCAAGAGCTGCGTACTTCGCGCTTCCACGCGCTCTTGGAAACTGCGGTCGCGCACTTGGACTCTCTACCACCAAGGACGACCTTGGGAAAAAAGTAATGATGCAGCTCGCTAAACCAAACCCTAAGACGGGTAAGTTTCTAGACGAGCTGGATAATTTAGAAAAATATTTACAGCTTTACCAATATTGCGAAACCGACGTTGCGTCGGAACGCGCAATCTCTGAAGCACTACCGCAGCTACCAGCTTTTGAAAAGAAAGTTTGGCTGTTAGATCAATTAATAAATTCTCGCGGCATTCCGATTGATCGCGAAGCGGTTACTGCAGCACTAAAAATCTTAGACGAATACCAAAGCCGCTTGAAGAACGAAGTTTTAGAAATTACTGAAGGTGAGATAAAAACTATTGGTCAGCGGAATAAAGTTATGGAATGGTGTGCCGCAAGAGGCGAAACTTTACTTGGTTATGACAAAGCTCAAATCGCAACTGCTATTTCAAAAGTAAAAAACCCGAAAGTAAAAAGACTTCTTGAGATCAGACAAGCCTTGGGTAAAACCAGCACTGCAAAGTACGAAGCCATGAAAAATTCATGTGGTAAAGACGGTCGTATTCGCGATGTGCTTATGTACCATGGGGCAGCTACGGGACGTTGGGCTGGCAAACTTGTCCAGTTCCAAAATCTTCCAAAAGGAAATATCAAAGACATGACCACCGCCGTGGCGGCAATTAAATCTGGCGATGCTGATTTAATTGAGATGCTTTATGGCAATGTCATGGGTTTCATGTCTTCAGCGATTCGGGGTATGGTCAGCGCGAGTGAAGGTAAGCGCTTAATCGCTGCGGATTTCGCGGCAATTGAAGCGAGAGTTTTAGCTTGGTTAAGTGGTTGTGAATTAATGTTAAAACAATTCCGCGATGGCGCCGATCTTTACGTCGATATGGCTGCGAAAATTTATGGCATCAAACCGGAAGAAGTTACCAGCGATCAGCGTCAACTTGGTAAAGCTGCTATTCTTGGCGCGGGTTACGGCATGGGTAAAGTAAAGTTCCATGCAACGTGTTTAAGTTGGGGCATTAAGGTCAGTGAAGATTTGGCGGCTGCGGCAATTAATACTTACCGAGAAACTTACCGAGAAGTGACAAACTTTTGGCGCGAAATGGAGAAGAAAGCTGTCGAAGCCACTAAATACAAAACCCCTTCTAACCGTGTAGGAGCGGGCAAGGTCCATTGGGTTATTGGCAAGGAATTTTTACAATGCCTTTTACCAAGCGGGCGAAGCTTAAATTTTTACAAACCAGAAGTGGTAAAACATATCTCGCGGTATGCGCACAAGAACGGAGTAGAAGATTTGAAAAATGCTTGGAGTACTTCGGATGTTCTTACTTTTATGGGTGAAAAAGCTGGTAAAAGCGGCGGTAAGAGTTGGCAACGTGTTGACACTTACGGTGGCAAACTGGTGGAAAATATCACTCAAGCAGTGGCGCGTGATTTGATGGCAGAAGCAATGCTCAGAATTGAAGCCGCAGGATACGAAATCATTTTGTCAGTCCACGATGAATTGATCGCCGAGGTAAGAGAAGATTCGAGCCATTCGGTAGAACAGTTTGAAAAATTAATGTCCGCTTTACCGTCATGGGCGGCAGGTTGTCCAGTTGAAGCAAAAGGCTGGATTGGTAAAAACTATAAAAAATAAAAGGAGATATTATGAAATTTGAAAATCTTAAAAAAGGTCAAAAAATTATTGCCCCAAGTGTCGGCGCGGATCCTCTTTTGGTTAAAAAAGTTAGCGCTGACAAAGTACATTTAGAAAATATACGACTTAAGCAATCCGTAGAATTGCCCAAAAGTCTTGTGGATGCGGGTCGCCTTCAAGGATATAAAGTTTCAAATGGAGATGTCAAAAAATCTAGCACCCCAGAAAATCCACAGCACTACCGCCAAGGTAAAATAGAACCGTGGGATTTTATCACCGACCAAGGTTTGAATTATTTCGCTGGAAATGTGGTAAAATACATCTCGCGGTATGCCCAGAAGAACGGCGTAGAAGATTTGAAAAAAGCCAAGACTTACTTGGAAAAACTAATTTTAATTGAGGAGGAAAGCAAATAGCATGGACTTAGACAATTACCCCACCAGAACACTTTTAGCTTTGAAAAAGAACATACTAATTGGTCCTTTAAAACATGAAAACGAAAAAGTAATGGTGGGTTTTAAAGCTTACCCTGTTTGGGAAGTAGGTTACGAAAATATCGACCCTAAACTTAAAACTTTAATACCGGTTTTAGGTCGCACAGAAAACGGTAATCTTGTGCGATTGGGGCATGGAGAGATAAGTTTCTACGTCGAAGAGTTGGTTTGTGATTTACCAAAATTATTTAACAGAATTAATAAAGCATAAAAACGGCGTAGAAGACTTGAAAAAAGCCAAGACTTACTTGGAAAAATTAATAACAATTGAGGAGCGTAGTAGATAATGATACAGCCTTTTAACAGTCCTTTTGATATTTTAACGTCCCTAAAACTTAGTGTTAAACGCATGATGGATAAAAAGTTCCAAAGTGTGTGGTTGGAATATTCTAAAGAGCTTACTGAAACTGAGAAAAAAGATCTCGAATTTAAAATTCAAGAAGGTTTTGAGACCCCCTTGGGTTTTGAGTGGTCAGAGCAATTGGCTTCTGGCGATACCTACAAATCACATTTTCAGTTAAGAGTGTCAAGATCGCATGTGTAGAGATGAGGATTAAATGAAAACTATTTTAGCCCTCGACCTCGGAACTAAAACCGGATGGGCGCTTACTGAGTTTAGTAAGATCTCATCTGGTACTGTGGATTTTAAAGCCACAAGATTCCAAAGTGCTGACCGCCGCTTCGTAAATTTCAAAGACTGGCTGAATAAAACGCGCGATAAAACCCTTCTGGGAAAGATAGACGTAGTTTATTTTGAAGAAGTGAGGCGACATATCGGCGTGGACGCTGCGCATTGTTACGGTGGATTTAAAGCAATCCTAACAACTTTTTGCCAAGAAAACGAGATATCGTTTCAAGGCATGGCAGTCGGTACGATTAAAAAATATATCACTGGAAGCGGTGCAGCAAAGAAAGACAAAGTGATTGCCGCTGTGCGCGACCTCGGCTATAACCCAAAAGATGATAACGAAGCTGACGCGATTTCGCTTTTACTTGCCGCAATCGCAGGCGCCAAAGATTAATGCTTTGGTGAACTGTGGATCTTAAAAGTGAAACCAGCACTTACAAGTGAGGCGACGTTGATCGAAATTTCGGCAAAGTTAGCCCAAAGCATTTCTTGCATGGAACCTTTCCAAGAGGTTAACTCTTCAATATTTATTAAGGAACTTCCAACAATCGCGGCTCCCTGAACAGTATAGATGTCTGAAGCTCCTGCGTTACAGATTATCATGTTATTTTTTGCAGGGTTCAAAGGTATTCTGGTTTGTTGCCCTGTTGAAGATACGGTAATAGTTTCAGTTTCAATCATATTTTGTGTTTAAAAAAGACCCGGAATTAAGCTAGTATTTCTTTTTATCGCTTTAATAGAATCACTGTCAAGAGAAGAGATATAAACTTTTTCTCGCCAAACAATGTCAATACCACCTCCCCCAGAAGTAGGATCTGCCACGGGATAGTTTAAGTCTGAGCAATAAATCCTAACGTTATCCAATTGTCTAAGGTTTGTTGAGGTGGTATTGTCTAATTTTATAAACACCACGCTAGAATTGATCCTAAGGTTAGCTGCGTCTTCGGCAGTTATGCCGCCAACAAAATCGCGAATACCATCAATAGTTGTGAGATTATAGACCCACCACGCGTAAAGCTCAGAGGCTAAAAAATTAGCCGAAATGACTATGTCGATTTGATAGTTTAAATAGTCGGCTGCAAATTTATTAATCGCTGCACCATTTAGACCGTAGGCGTTATAAACAACATCGTCTTCTTGAGTGTTTAAAATCTGCAAGCCGCTTAAAGTAACTACCCCAAAAACTTCAAGAGGCAATTTTGCGTAACCTCCGTTCTGATAGGTCGCAGTTAATTTTATAATTTTATCGGCTGTCCAAGAATAATCATAACTAAAGCCCGCGGATGAAAGCACCGCATTATAAATTTCTACGCCGTCAGTAACATTATAAAGCCGAACTCGTGAGCCGCTTAAAAGATTTGGCGCAGAAATGTTTGCAAATTGAAAAGCTTCTACGTTAGAACCTAAAGCGGCTATTGAAGAATTTTGTTTAATGATGGTCACCAAGCCGCTGCCTAAGTTGGTCACTACCCCCGAAATAGAACAATGATTTAAGGTAATTGTGATTGGTGTATTGGTATTGTAAGTTAAATCCCCATCAATTGTCACGCCTGTTAGGTTAGTTGGCGTTGCCTGAGATACATTGCCTGTGACTGAAGCTGTAAATGCTGCTGTAGCTGTTGCAGTTGAAGTAGTCACTTTACCGCTAGTTAAATACTCTAAGCCAGTAATTGTCCATCCACCAATGTTTAAAGTAGTGCCGTCAAAGTCCCAAGTGTCGTCTGACCCGAAGTTGGCGAGGGTGCTGATCCAGTTGCGGTAATACGCCCAAACTTCTGCCGCTGTGCGATTTGATGTAAGTGTAATAACGCCACCAGTCGTGCCGCTTGCGACAAGAGAGATTCCTGTCAATGCCGCCGCTTGTGCTTGAGTAAGCGAAAGGTTTGCAACCGTCAATAACTGAACGTCCTCAACCAATGGCCCGTTGACGCCATCGGATAAGAAACTTCTATTTTGCCAAACGTATTGATCTGCCGAGATATAACCGTATGCCCGAGCCTTGCAACTCCATTGGTATTTGTTTGAAGTTCCCGGATTTGCGCCAGCCTGACGCCCAATCATTGCAGAAAGCAAGTAGTTTGAAACTACTCCTGTTGATGTTGTTGTTGCGTTTTTTGTTAGCGACTCTGAAATATTGGCAATGTTGTAATTTGTAGTGCCTGTCGTCTGCGTCCCCAGCCATTGCACAACCACGCCTGCAAGTTTTGTTGAGCCGCTTTTAAATGTCGGCGTGTGCGAATACATTGTTGCGGCGTAGCGGTTGTCTGTGAACCAAAAACCAACCCCAGCAGTATAAAGCCCATTCCATATACTTGTTGGAAAACTAGGGTTGTAGTTAAGATAGTTTGTATTTCTTGCTGCACCTGTTACTGCAAACGAGATTGTGCCTGACTGCTCTGTTCCCCAACGAGCACCATAAAAATTAGCGTTTGTAAGTTCTGATGCACCATCACCAGCGTGTGAAGCCACAGGTGCAGAATACCCTGTGTATGTTGTAAAACCTGTTTGATATTCACCACTTGTAGTTTCAAAGTTGACATTGCTTGCAGCCGTAAGCGTTCTTGCTAGACCAAAATAAACTTTTCTTGAAGCTCCATTATTACGAATAGTCATTCCCGCTATGTTAATTACGGCAGGATTGATACCATATGGAAATGTTGGAAAGTCGTTCCGCTGTGAAGTTTGTTGAATGAAAAGCGGATTAATGCCAGATGGTGAGCGCAATGTAATAAGTGTTCCACCAGTATTTACAAGTAAGCAGTTGCTATCGTTATATCCCATACTAGTATTAACCATACATAAAACTTCTGTTCCAACAATAGTTGAACCGCCATTGTTAGCGTTTAATGCAGACTCAGCAATTGGATTGTAACGAGATGAACCAGCAAACTCAAATGTATTAAAATCATCCCATCGAACCCACGCACCTTGTGCCACATCAACACGAACATTGGTTAATTGGTTATATCTATTTCTCTGAAACCCTGCCGTAGCATCTGCCGTTTGAACTGCTAGAACACCAGCAGCAAAAGAGTTGGGCGAGCCTTGTGTGCCCCCCGTGGCTGTCAGAATCTTGGTCGAACAAGTGATAGCAGTTAATGCCACTGTTTGGCTTACGGTTACTTGCCACGAAAGTCCTGAACCAAAGGATATAACAGTATTAGCTGCAACACCTGTGCCTGTTACTATTTGTCCAGCCGCAACCGTTCCAGTTGGAGCAGAAGCAAACGTCAGTGTTGAACCACTAATAGAAGCCGCGCCTGTTGCGTTTACGGTAGTTGAGTATGCCCAAGCCATTAAATTTGCACCTCGTTAATCGAGGTCAATAGGCCTTCACCACTATAGTTAAAAGTTTTGCGCGTACTTACCCCACGGAGAGTTGAATCTATCTGAGTTAAATACCCGTCTGCGTAAGTCATGGTCTTTGTAGCACCGTTTGAATTATACGTGATTTGGGCAAGCGTGCCATCTACATTGTACGAAAAAGCGGGGTTAGTTGCTACGCCAAAAAAAACAGCCCTATCAACGCGCTGTTTGTAACCCGCAGATGTTAAAGGCTGACTTAACATTATTATTTATTTTTTAATTGAAAGTGGGGTCTGTCTTTAAAAGTTTTCCAATCCCCGCCCCATTCTAACTCAACGCCAAGAGTCTTAGCTTTTGATAAAACAAATCCGGCAAACTCGGTATGACCTTTAACATCTTGCCAGTCAATCGGGTATGGTAAAACGTCCACTGCAAGGCTTAAAGGTTGGTCTTTGCTGATCTGGTGCTTTGATTTTTTTGTGACCCCGTCAATTTTAGAAAATCCACCAGCAAACGCTTTTAGCTGTTCTTCTAAAGTTCTTGCCCCACAAATAATGGTGCAATCTTTTTCTTTAATGACTTCATTAAAAACTTTTTGAATATCCAAATGGCAAGAAGCTAATCTTGCTTTTGAGGTTTTACTAAAGCTATACATTGCCCATACTCCTTTTCGTTGATAGTGTGGAAGTCCAAATATTTGTCTAAGGTCACTCTATGTTTAGGGTTCACCCGCATCTCAGAAAGATTAACAAAATCTGATTTTTCTAACCAGAGAGATGAGTATTTCCCCTCACAAAAATAGTCAACTTGAACAGTCTTTACAACGGGTTTGACGCAACCACTCAATGTTATCAGAAGTACTGATAGTTTTAGAAATTTCTTTGCGTTTAAAAATTTCTTTTTTTGTTTCGAGTATTTCATTTTTAATTTCAAGCTGTTGATGTTGATGTTCGATTTCTTTTTTTTGAGTTTCAATTATTTTTTCTTTTTCTTCGTAGGCGTTAAGCGCTGCTAAAATTAGAATAATAAACAAAATTGGTACTAAGATATACTTCATAAAAAACTAAATAAATATTTTGCGCCATCAATGCAATCTTTTAAATTTAATTTTGCCGAAAAAAATAAAAGCGCGCAGCAAATAGAGACCACAAAAACAGTTGACTGAAGTTTTGACTTAAAAATAAGTTTAATAAACTTCCACCAAAATTTTAACCATTCATGAAATATTTTGTACAATATTTCAGCGTTAGTCGGAGGTCGGTCGCATGAATTTTTCATCGCTTTCTCGGTTAAGTTTTTCTTTGTAAATTTCTTTTAGGGCTTTTAGTTTTTCAACGTCTTCAGTAACGATGGCGTCTTTGCACTCTACCAATTCGCTTTGAATATTATGTTTCTCGTTTTTATAGTTAGTATTTTCTACGATTAAAGTGTCAACTTTAGCGCTTAAAACTTTAACGTCTTTTATTAAATCTTCTACAAACAATAGTCTAAATTTTTGAAACCAAAGCGCCGCCGTTTTGGGCATGAACCAAGCTAAGAATTTGAAAATTAGAATCCCGAGTATCCCAGCCACCCAAAAAACAATCTCTTTAAGGGAAATAATTTGTTCGTCCATACTTTATTTTTTAAAATATTTTTTACCAAAAAGCCTCACTGCATAGTACATGATTAAACGGCGGGGCTTCGACACTTTTAAAATTTCTAGGGCTTGCAGAAAAAATTTATCTGCGTCTAATCTCGAAACCCTAATTTGGCATTGCTTAGAATACAAGTAATCATGCACTATCGCAGCTTTATTATACATCCCGATAGGGGGGAAAACTAAGTATAAAATTCTTGGGACTGATAAAAAATCAGTAGTGAAATCCACCGGTACTACTAGGCTAACAATTTTACCCGTTGTATCTAAATAGTAAAACAAAAATGCTCTTTTTAGAACCCAGAATTTACCCTTGGATTCTACTAAAAGTTCGTCTTTAAATTTTGTAAAAGATGCCATGATTAATATTTTGGAAAATTAATATCGATTGCTTCAAGTTCTTCAATAGTTGTACAAGTATTTATCTCCACTTCTTTATCGTTCGCGTAAGCAACGTATGACGTGCCGCGATCTGCAAGATGCGAAGAAATATTTTGTGTAACCGCTTGATCTAAAATAACGTAACCCTCGCGCCTATTTTGACCTTCGATAATTGTGCAACTGTATTTGATAATGCTGCCAAGTGATGCCCCAAAGATAATCGTGTTAGGCTCGGTTAATTGAACGCCAGTAGCTTCGACACTAAATTCAAAATAAACTTTGTTTTCTTCGATTTCGGGCTTATCCCATTCGTAAGCTTTGCAAGCGGCGTAAGGTTTTCCCAAAGCTACGTTTCGATTGGCTTTTAATTGGGTTATTTTAGTTGTTTTGGCTTCTGCCAATTCGTAAGCATCAATTTCTTCTTGGGTTAATTTTTGCCAAGAATCGAAAAAAGAACCAAAAGATTTTCCTTTGATAATTTCCTTTGTTTCTAAATTTTTTAAATAAATCATTTTTGTAAAAATTAATTATAAAATTCCGTTATCAATCCAACCTTGGGTAAGAATTGACACACTTGCCGATGCTGATGCTTCATGAAAAACTTGTGACGAAAGGCTGGTTGGGACAAGAGTATTTCCGCTCCCAGTAATAATATCAGTTGTACTTCCCGAACTAGCTAAATAAACACCATTCCAACAACTAGAAGAAACTGCTTGGTCGCTTGCGTCTCCTGAAAAAATTCGCAAACCGCGAGTGTTACCAGCAGAGGCGAAAATAGTCGCTGATAATATTGCAATTGTTTTTATTCCTAGAGGGGTGGATAAAGTTACTAATGCTAATGTAGTCGTGCTTGTACCAGAAAAATCAATAACTGGAATCTTTAAGAAAAAATAAGTTCCATTTTGGAAAAATCCTAATATGTTACCACTTCCATCAGTTTTGATGCTTCCTAATCGTTTAAATTTAGTGTAACCACTTGGTAAAACTGTTGGAGTTGTCGCTCCTGTCGAAAATAAGAAGTCACTAGCTAACGTTGTTGGATTATAAATTGCGTAGCAGTGATACCAAGTTGAATTTGCTTTAGTTCCAGTGTCTAACCCACCTTGATTTGTTCCAGCTGCCCAATTTGCATCTAATCTTTTTGTTAAAGCCGTCGCAACAGCTTGTCCGCTTCCATCTGAAAATTGAAAAACTCCTGAGCTGAAATCTATGTCATTGTTAGCATCGCTTATATTGTTTGAGATTGTAATTGGAGACAATAACAATGAAGTACCAGCTAAAGAAGTAGTTGCACTTTGAGTTCCGACTAAAGGCACATTACCCGCTGCCGTTCCTATATTTAGCAGAGACATTCCCCCAGCGCCTGTAAATTGAGGAATTTTATTTGCTGCACCAGTTAATCCAGCTAAAGCGCTTAAATTAGCATTTTGAGCTTGAACATTTGTACCAATTTCAAGTCCAAGATTAGTTCGTGATGCTGAGGCGCTTGCTACATCGTTTAGGTTATTGCCAACCAATAAAGGAGTGCCACCAGCACCCGCTTTTTGGAAGAAATTAAAAGTAATTTCACTTGTTCCAAAAACAATTGGAGCATCAGCGCAAACAACTTCCCAAAGAGTATTTGAATATTGAATACCAGAAGTTGTAAGAATTAAAGTTCCACTAACCGCGTTTAGTTCGTTATTAAACCATACAGCACGAGTCCATGCACTTGTCGAGACAACATAGACCCCATTTTCTGTTTGGTCGGTTTGACCATTTACAAGAACATTATCACCTTCTACAACAGCGACACCATTTACAGTTTGCTCTCCCGAAAGTGTAATGTTAACCATAGTGGCTACAAGCACGGGAGACTTAGCCCCAAGCTCTCCTACTACACCACTTTTTAAATCTGTTGTTGTCATATTTTAGGCAATAAAAAAGCCGCCTTCATTTCTGAGTAGCGGCTGATTTTCGGATTAATTTCCAATTATAGAAAAATAGTAAATATTATTTGGATAGATGCAAGCTATTTTTTAGCTGGTTTTAAAATAAAATCTACAGGTGCAGGTTCGTTTCCTTCCCTTTCTTCTTTTAAAGCTTTTAAGAAAATATCAATTTGCGCTCCACCGCCCATTGTAAAGATTGCAGAAGTTTCATTTATCCCTTGCATAACTTTGATTAAATCAACTTCTTCATCCTCACTTACGGCATTAACAGCCTGTACGCCTAATTTACTTACTCCTCCACCAACTATAGATATACCTTTAAACCCAGAAGGATAATAAGATTCACGTCCATAATTTAAACCAGAATAAATTTGGCTTGCTACAGGAATTGGAGAAAGAAGCGATCCAGCAACTAAATTTGCATAGTGCAAGGTTTTATCTTCCTCATCATCTTCGCCTCTACCAGAAAGCAAATTAGAAATTCCCTCTCTTAAAAATTCAGTTAAAATTGCATCTACAGCAAATAATAAAGCAAAATCAGAAATAAACTTAGCAGTATCTTTTGGTTTTTTGAAATTTGTTTGGCGATAACTTCCAGTAAGCAAATTGAGCTTTACGTTAGCATAGTTTCCAAAAATTGTAAAAGCTTTTACAAGAGCTGAATCATCTCTCTGGATTGCTGAAAGAGATTGTTTATAAGAAGAGCCTTGGGTTTCAATTACTAATCTGTCTGCAAGTTCTACTGCCTTGGCATCGTCACCTTTAAAATCTTTTAATCCTTTATAATAAGCGCCGTACCAAGTTGGCAAATCGGCTAACATTTGCATTTTGGTTGTAGCTAGGAAAGCAAACTTGGTGATTTCTTTGCGAAGTTTCCCTGATTTTTGCAAGCGGTCAATAACTTCGTAAATATCGCGAGTCATTGTCTTAGAGCGATCTTCTAAGATTTTAGATTTTGCAAAAGCTAATTTAGCAGCCTTATTAATTGAGACAGGATTACCATTTCCTAAAGCTTTCCAAACGCCCAAGCCCATATTTTTATAACCAATCTTAACAATTGATTGTAAAAGACCAGTAGGTTGAATTATTGCTGTAGCTAATTTAAAACCCATTGTCCAAGTTACAGTTATATCTCTTGATAAATTAGCAGCCTTAGCAATAAAACCTTCTTGCGTGATAGTGCGACCATACATATCATAAACCCAAGATTGTAACTGTTTATATTCAGCAATTCCAATTTTCTTAACTAAATTTGTTTTTAACCTTCTGTTATTTATAATTCTGTAAGCATTCCATGCAGCAGGTTTCATGGCAATATCATTTATAATTTGGGTTAAATGCTTTGAAAGAGGGTTTAAATCTAAAACAATTTTTTTATTTACTTTTTGTTCAGCCCTTTCTTTTGTAAAAGATTTATGGAAATTTACTTTGTCAAAACCAGTTCCAAATAAAGTTTGTTTTAAGTCTTCTGCTGTGTCTGATTTAAAGTTTGCTTCTGCCGTGTACGCCAAAGGATAATAACCACCTTTTAAAGAAACTTCGTAACCATCTTTTGAAACAACTTTAAGAGGTATTGAACTTTGTTTTTTAGGAGCAATTCCAAAAAGTTTTTTCTCGGTTGCTTCAATTGCTGACCAATAACTATTAATCAAATCCCAAATATCCTGAACAAACTCTAATTCATTTTTGTTTAAAGAGGAAATAATATCTATAACTTGAGCATCGGAATAATTAAACCCATCCCTTACGCGAGTTCTGTTAATTTCATTTCCCCAATTCAAAGCAAATGCTAGGACTGCTTTTTTGGAATAACTCTTGCCAACTGAATCAAAATAAGTTCTTTTATCGGAAATCTTATAGCCGCCAAAATGTTTATTAAAAATAGCATCAAGTTTTTTATAACTCTCATCTGCCATTTTATTTTTATTTAATTCGGCATCGTTTAAATCTTTTTCAAAAAGCTGGTAAAATTCCCCAAGATTTTTCTCGCCATCAATCTTAAGAGTAGTCTGGCTAGTTTTAATCAAAGAAGAAGCATAAGAATTAAAAGCTTTAACCAGTTTTTCTTTTTCGGTTGGATCTTCTATTTCAGGTTTATCTTTTTTGATGTTAGTGTTTGCTTGCTCAATAATTCTGTCAACAATCGAATTTAATTCTTGCTTTTTGCCATTAACTTCCAAGATATTTATATTGCGCCCAACAGTAACAAGATTTTGTATTGCATCGTCAAAGGTTCTGAATTGATCGGTTGTAAGTGATCGAATATTATCTTTATCTTGAAATTCTGCTAATTCAGGAAATTCAACCAATCCCAAAACGCCAGAATCAGTTTGCTCTTGCTTCCAAGTTTCCAAATCGGCAACATTAGTTTTTTGATAATCGTTGCCTTTAGGAGCTAAGTTAAAATCTTGAAGAAGATTAACAGCTTTTAATCTAAAATCCTCATCAATTGTAACTTTGCCAGCTTTAGGTTTTTTCTTAATTCTAGTATAGCTTTTTAAAGCTTTTTGAACTTCATTTTTAATTGCAAGGCTTTCTCTAAAAAGATAATGGTTTAAGAGTTGTTTTTTCTTCCATTCAACAGCTTTAGCATAGTCCTTTTGTCCAAGTGCTTTGCCAGCTTCTCTGGCTGCCTTAACCTCATTTAAATAAAAAGTATTGGTGTCAGTGGCATCTTTGATTTGTTTAGTTGCAATAATTTCTTTGGCTTTTTGTTTGTAAGCTTCTTTAGTTTCAACAAAAGTTTTAACTTTTCTATTGGCTGCATTTAGCTCGTAAAGAATTTTGTTTGCACGCGCTTCATTTTCAGAAGCATCAAGAGCTTCGTTTTCAATAGTTCCATCATAAAGCATATCACCATAACGCCTAACCATTTCAGCGTCAGTAGCCTTCTTTAATTCCTCTTTAAAGTTTGAAACATTTGCGATTGCATAAAGCATTTGTCCAGCATCATTAAAGCCAAATTCTTCAGCCACCATATCCACGGGAACGCCGTCTTTGGCAAGAATGTCAGCAGGAAGGTATTTTAAAAACTCTGTGTCGTAATTGTTTTTAATATCTTCGCGGCTTAGTTTATAACCTGTAGTGCCTTCAACTGGCTCTTCGCCAAGTAATTGACCAGTTTTCAAAAAATGAACAAGGCGAAAAGTTTTATCTTGATTCATTTCTGATTCAACTTCTTTCTTTACCGCCGCCCTTTCTTCTTTGTAGAATTTCTTGTTCTCAATTTCCTTTTGCTTCAAAGCCTTAGTCAAAAGTTTTTCTTTAGCTTTCTCATTGGCAGTGTCATTAAGTTTTTGATAATCCTTCTTTTCAGCAGCCGTAAGCAATTCTAAAATTTGATCGTCAGAACGAAATATTGGATTGTTTTTTAATGATTCAATTGCTTCATCAGTTGCAAACATTCGATCAAATACATCGCGCACTTCATTAGTGAGCTTTACATTAAGTTCAGAAACGTCTTTGTAGATTCTAATTAGCCAAGCTTTAAATCTTCTAAAAGCATCTCTAAGGGCTATTGAAGGGGCTTTTCCTTCGCGTAGGTAAGCCTCAAAGCCACGAGCGAATTTCTCATGCGCTTCTGTGGTAATGTTTCCATCTTTAATTCCTAGCCAGTTTTCAAGAATTTTCCAATCGTTTTTGATTTGTTCAGAAACATTCGGAACGGCAGCGATGTCTCGGTTGATTTGCAAGAACACATGTCCAAGTTCGTGGAGAACTGTAGATTTGTTTTTGCCTTCAAATAGGGTGATAATTGGCTTTTGTCCAATGAATTGAGTTTGTCCTCTTGGGTTTGATTCATTTTGGAATAATGGCAATCCTTGTTTTTGGATTGACTCGCGCATTGCGGGTGTAATTTCTAAACTCCAAACATTGCCAACTTTTTTAATGTTTGAGGTTTCAACCTTGCCGCCGAACTTCTTAGCCAGCTTATTTACCATTGTTGGCACAATTTTGTCGTAGAAAGCTTTCATGCCTTCGCCGCCAACTTTTAGATCAACTCCCGATAATTCAATCCTTGTTTCTTTACTTTCTATAACTTTCTTAGCTATATCTTTTCCTACAATTCCTTCTAAATCTTCTGGCTTATTTCTTAATTGATCGACAATTGCTTCATCATTTTTATATCCAATTAATGATATAGTTCCATCTTCGTTTTTCTTAAAATCTAGCTTATCTAGCTGCTTGCTTAAGTCATATCTCTCAGCCTGTTGCTCACCAGTTGTCCAAGCTACTTTATCAAAATTATTTTCAACCGCCCAAAGTAAGGCGCGTTTAAAGGCTAGTTCGTTCCAAGTGGTTTTAAAGGGGGCGTCTGGAACTCTCATGTAAGAGTCGTAACCATCTTTATATCTTTCTAGAAGCTGTTCTGAAGCTTTAGCCTCTATCAAATCTACATAAGATACTTGACCAAAAGGCTTGTCTATTCCAATCGCCTTTATTTCTTCCTCTATTTTCTTAAGTAATTCTGCGTCTTTATATCCTTTCTTCCTTCCCTCTTGGTGCCAATCGCTTTGCAATTCTTCCACAAACATAACACGAGCACCGTCTTTGTCAGTGCGTTCGTTAAAACGAATGTGGGCTAAGATGTTTGGTTCGTCGAAGTGAGTAGTGCGATAATTAGTTCTATTGTCAGTTGCAGCTCCGGGTGGTAGACCAAGACTGTTTCTTAAACCTCTTAGATTAACATTCCTTCCTAATTCTTTACCATCCTGTTTTGCAACCCATTCGCCACTTTCTTCATCTTTAAAAAGCTCGGGAAGAGTAGTTGATTTTTCTGGCAAAGTCAGCAACAACTCACGATAATTCTCGCCGCCTGCTAGGGTGTATTTGGAGAATTTGGTTTCTGCTGGTTTACCTCTTTTTTTCATCCACTCATCTTGGTCTTCGACCCTCCAATCATCAAATTGTTTTCCATTATTTTTTTCTTCTAATTGTTTATAAAGGTCTTGTAATTGTTTAGGATAATCACCCTTAACAACCTCCTCAACCTCAATCTTATTCGCTTTCAAATAATCAAGAATCTGCTCTTTAGTAACGCTGCCTTTCTGTTCTTTTATCCAGTCCTCAATTCCAGTCCAATCAAGCTCTTCTTGCTTAACGCCTTTTTGAGTTAGGTTTTTGATTATACCAGCCCATTGTTCGGGTGAGCCTTTGCCTTGAGGTAAATCGGTAATTTGTTTTTCTAAAGAAGAATAAAAGGTTGGGGTGGTTTGGTAATATGTTTTGACAATATCAATTGCAGCGTCATCAAAAACTACGTAATTATGCTGACCTTCTTTTTTCTTACGACTATTTCTATCAAAATATTTTATGCCATTTATTCCATTGGCATGAAGAAACTTAGAAGCTCCTTCATCGCTACGAAAATAATCTTTAAGACTACTTGGAAGCCCGTCATCTTCAGCGATTTTTTTGAGAAGTTGATAAAGCTCATTTCCGCTTAATTCATAAATATCATCCGCATTCCAATCGCCAAGATAATCTATCATATCTTCTTGAGGAATCTGATCAAATGCTTTTTTTACGGCTTCTTGTATGTTAGGCGGCTGCTTACTCAACATATTGTCCCAATCCAACATCGTATCAGCTTCAGGGATATTTACTTCGTAAAGTTGCCCTTCTTTTGCCCTTTGATATATCTCCACAATTCCTAAATCGTGATTCAGGTTTGATATTTCGTTTTCCAACTTCTCTAAATCAGCTTTTAATTCTTTTTTTTCTTTTGAAAAAAATCCAATTTTAGAAAGATCGTTTTTTATATTTGATTTTTCAGAAGTTTTTTCGTCCAGTTTCTTTTTTAGGATTTTAATAACTTCGGGAGCTGCATCTTTTAAATCTTTTCCAGTTCTATACTTTAAAGATATTTCAGGTGTTAGTAAAAAAATTCCTTTACTAAGGTCGACTGATAATTTTTTTCTATACCATTCTGCAATTTCCTTGTCACCAGCAAAATAAAGCCCCCATCCATAAGCCTGCGCCCCTTCTCCACCTCCAATATTGTCTAACGTAAATTTATCAAATTTATGAGGAGTTCCATGAAAAGCAGATTGATAAAAAATATTCGGATTATTTGGGTCGAAAGTGCCTTTGTTTTCTACGGATTTGATTTGATTGGGGAACCAAGCAATATAAACATCGCCTTCACCTTCTTGGAAATCTTTTACTTTAATGCCATCAAAACCAAGAGTATCACGGATAGCTTGAGGAACTGTGGTTTTGTCACCAACAACATTTGATAATTCGGAAATCTGGTCAACTGCTGTCTCATTGCCATCTACAATGGATTGAGCTACTTCTTTAATTGCTTGAGCTTTCGATAAAGAATATGTATCAACAAAATTTGATAAGAATGAATCTTTGTAGTCGGCAATCTCGCCACTAAATCTTTCAATCTCAATATCAACCATCTTGCTAAGAACGGATGATATTTGTTTTGCATTAAAAGATTTTTGTTTGCTATCTAATGGCTTCTGCATTGATGCGTAAGCTTCTATTAGTGAGCCACCATCCCTTTGATAGCCTTTTGCAATATCTTTGTTATCTGTTAAATAAAAACCATAACCTTCCGCTGTTGCAGTTTGCCCAATCTTCTTAATATCAAATGTGTCAAATTTAGCATTAGAGCCATGATAAACCACCAGAGGCTTACCATTCTTATCAACTACTTTTGAATCTCCGAACCATTTCTTGAAGGCTGGAGTTTCAGTTTGAGGCTGGGTTTGATAATAAGCTTGCCCTTCGAGTTCAAGAATTTTGTTTTTTATAAAAGGCTCAATCTTTTTAAATTTATCCAAAACAGCTTTTTCTTTAGCTCGAGATTTTATAGTTAAATCTTTTTTGCGGTCTTTAGCCACTTCTTTTGCTTTAGTTTTCGCTTGCTCTTTTTCTTGTTCGGTTAATTGCTCAAGCTCCTTATCAACTAAATCTTTAAAGATTTTATCTTTTTGTTCTGATTGGTTTTTATATTCTTCAGACTCAAAAATTTCATTTTCTCTTTTGTTAATTTGTTTTAAATCCTGCGTGTCTTGTTCGGTTAATTGATAGGTTAATTTTTTGTTTATTTTTTTACGCTGTTCAGCAAGCTTAATAAGCTCATTGTTTAATTCTGATTTATCTAAATCTTGATACTCCTCTGAATTAAAGGCTTTTTGTTCAGCAATTTGTCGTTCTTGAATCTTAACTTGATTTTCTAAATCAACATCAACTTTGGCTTTAACAGGAATTACAATATCTCTAAAGTCATCGCTTGCATAAAACTTTACGCCTTCTTCTTTTAATTCTTGATATTGCTCTAAACCAATCGAACGACTTCCACCTTCATAAGAGCCATCTACATTTGTTTGAGCTTTTTTGCCCGCTGGATGGTCAGAAACTCTAATATTTGCGCCGTTAAATTCGCCATAAAAAGAGCCGTAGCGTCCTTGTTGTTCTAATTTAATTTCTTGAGTTTGATTAAAAGTCCGCCCCTCAAACTCCTTAATAGCCTTCTTAATCTCTTCGTTGCTTGCATTAATATCAATTCCAGCTCTGTCTAGCTCTTCTAAGAATGATACAACTTGCTCTTGTTCTGCGTTTGGAGCTTGAGAAATATCTTCTCCACCAATCTCTTTTGCAAGTAAGTCTAAAAAATTTTGACGATCAACATATTCACCCTCTGTTTTGATTGTCGCATTAGGAAATTTTGCTTGTAGCTCGCTTGCTACGAAATTGTCAACATCACCAAGACCACCTTGTTTTTTAAATAATCCCACCATTGTTTTAGGATTAATTCCTAGCGCAGCTAATTCGCCAGCAAGATTGGATCCTAATTGAACACCGCCTTTTTCCTTAAGCATCTTAATAAGAGGCTTGCCAGCTTTAGGGGTTTTGATTGGTTTGCGGGCTTTGTCTAGGAATAAATCTAGGTCTTCAATTTTATTAACAGCTTTAAATGGCTTTTCTTTGTAAAGCGCATTTTTTGCTTCAAGACTTCCTAGGTAATTATTTAAAGCTTTTTCGGCTTCTTTGTTTCCTACTCTTGAGGAAAGAGTGTCGTAGAAAGATTGAGTCGTTGTAATTATATCTTTAGCATCGCGATAAGGCATTCCTAAATTAAGGATTTGCTTTTCAATGTTTTTCTTTACTGCATCTTGTTCTGTAAATGATTTTCTTTGCTGCTCTTCATAATAAACACTCGGTACAGTATTTTGCAGAAAAGCATCTTGAGCTTCCAGTTCAGAAAAGCTTTCAGGGCTTAGTTTCATAAAGTCTTGCAAACCAGCAGCTTCAGGAATGGTAGCTAATGCAACAGCCATGTCATTGCCTTTTAAAACAATGTTGCCGCCAGTATCAAGAGCTTCTTGTATTTGAGTTTGAATTTCAGGAAGTGCGGCATTAATTACCTCTATTTCTTGAGGAGTTTTGCTCTGAAAATATGTTTGAACTTGATCGGCAGAAAGATAAACAGATTGTTCGCCAAGTGTTTCAGCAGTAGCTTCTTTAAAAGCTTCAGGGCTTCTTTGCAAAATTTTACTTTGTTTTGCTTTCTCAATAACATCTTCAATTATTTTTTTATCTTCAGCATTTTGTTGTCTTTTTTCAGCAATGCTTGCAGCATAATTTGCAGCCCCCCCAACAGTTGCAAAACCAGCGCCACCAATTGAACCAGCAACAAAACTTTGTTTTACACGATTAGAAACCTCTTTGCTGCCTAAATATTGCAAGATTGATTCAGGAGTTACCTTATCTTTTTCAGTGCCAAAAGATTTAAATTTTCCTTCTGAAACATATTTTGCAGCTTCACCTAAAATAACATTGGAATATTCTTGCGCTGCTTCTGTAGTTCCTTCAGCCAACATTGTGCTTGCAATGTTTTTAAGATATTCGCGACCAATA